TCGCGCACCACACGCATAGCACTTTGCCGGTATCCAGCGCCTCCACAGCCAGTAGCGCAACCATCCAATCGTCCTGTTGTGTCGCGTATCTCCAACCATGTCGCTATAAGGAACGTTCATTCCGCAGTGCATGCACTCCAGTTCATCCGGAGGCGCAGTGTCTTGCGGGTGCGGAGCGCATCCAAACCACCAACATATCTGCCGCACAACAAAACGCTCAAATGCGGACATATCGGAAACGTGTCTTCGTTCAATAGGTTCAGTTCTCATGCTTTTTGCCACCCGAGTCCGTTCCACTTGTGCAGTAATTTGCCTTCCGGTGAAATCACTTCATTCGCAACGTGCTTGTCGAATATCTCGGAAAGCTGACGAAACCTTGACGGGTTTTTGTGCGCATCAAACAAGTAATCCGCAACAATCTGCGACTTCGGACGGCGCCAGCAATGCATCGGATCAACGTGCGTCGTGACGGCCTTGGTCGCCTTCTCCGCCATCTTTCTGTTGCGCTCGATGTCTTCAGCGGTCGGCTGGTAGGAAATCGCGGGCGCTTGCTTCTTCGGCGCAAGGTTGGCAATGGCCTGAAACTCCAACACGTTCGGGCAGTGCGTTGTCGGAAGGTTATTCAGCGCATATCCGATGGCTTCCGGATGATCGCGGAATCCACCCAATCGGGTAGCAAGCGATTCCTTGAAGTTCTCAATTCCAACATCTTTTCCTGATTCGATTTTGGAGAACTTTCCGGTGAATTGCTGGCCGTAAATACCCTGCAATTCGAGGACGATCTTATTCACCCAACTGTCAGGTAGTCTCACGAAATCACCTCGCCGGAAATCAGTTTTTCAGTGAAAGCGAATTCGGATGGATTGCCGAAGATGGCGCGGGTCGTCGCTTCCTGGTTGAGTTGGTGCTGAGTTTTTGCTGGCGATCTTTGGCTATTTCCTGACCGTCCAAACTCAACAGCTTTGTCGCACCATGTTCGCCATGCCGCTTGCCAGTCCTTCATGGTCGAACCTCTTGCCGCGTGCCAGTTGCGGAACGATTCAAGCTCTACGGCAAATGAAATTCGTTTCGAATCGGCATAGGCAACGCCTGTTTCGTCAGGATAGAAGTCTTCAGATAGAACCGTTGAAACCTTGCGCGCCTTTTTTTCCTTAACAACTACGTTAGTAGTTGTATTCAGTGAATCAGGATTCAGTGAATCAGGGCGTTCACTAACAGGTGTACTCTCGTTAGAGTCTTGCGCACTAACGTTATTTATCCCTGATTTAACGTTATTGTTACGTTTTGTTCCTGTTACATACCCGGCTTTGTTTCGTTCATGAACGGTAAATTCTCCGTTTTCATCAGGAAGCAAACTGTCTTTTTCTGTTCCATGTGGCGTCTGGTGCTTCAAGAAATTGACAATCTGAATAACGTTAATTCCTGCTGACTGATAGCGCACAATGAACCCGTTTTCAGCAAGAACAGTAAGCGCATCGTCTGTATTTTCGCTGTCATACGGGAACAGTTCGAGCTTGATGCGCTTTGGCCGATCCTCTAGGCGACCTTCCCTATCGGCAAGAGTCCATAGGCCGACAAAAAGAAGGCGAACGAACAACGATTGCTCTACTAGCAATTCGTTTTTGAACAGTCCTGGCTTAATATTTCTGGCTCTAGCCATATCAAATATCTCGCATACTTTCGCCATTTGTAAATTTGTCAAATCCGCGCTTTCGCTCATTAATATCAATTGACACTACAGCAGCAGAAAATTGACTGATATTGAGTTGATCGCGTAACGAATTCATCTCGTTTATCGAACACGAATTGTTGGCAGCGGCAGCTATCTGTCCGGCGATATAGCAGGCGGGAGCCATATGATCTATCTCGTCAAGTATCCCGGCGCTAGAAATAGGTCCGCATGCAATTGATGCGTACCCTTTAATCAATGCAGTTATTTCACAAACACAATCAACAGGAAGCCTTGCGAGAATGCTCTTTAGGATTGACATATCGTCGTGGGCGCGTTCGTGGCAACAGTCGCACAGCACCTCAAGCTCTGAGTTGTCGTACTCCCATATGCGCCTGCCTTTGAAGTACTGGCGATGATGTACGTGTAGTTGTGACTCGCTGTCAAAACAGCACTGACACGTATATTCAGATGCCTCTAGAGCCTCTAGCCGCTTCTTCTGCCACATCGGGTGCTTGTATTGATCTTTCCATTCCATTACACTTTGCTCCTGATTGATTTCAACCCGTCCGGCCTGCCAGCCATTCAAGGACGGGTTTTTCTTTGCCTGTTGAACGCAGTCGTTCATTACTTAGCCACCTTCTTCGCATGGCAGCAGGAACAACGGTATCCAGCCTTCCAACCGCGAGACTTCCGGCCTTTGATCGACTTCGACTGACCGCAATCCGGGCAGCGGAAAGTTATGAACATTGATCCGCGCATCTTTTCGTGATTGTCCGTAGCTTCTCGGAACGACTCGACGTGGCTTGGTTCGGCTGAGTAGGTCATAGACCATCTTCCATAAACACAAGCCCAAGAAACACCGGCGCACCGATGCAAAGCATTAGATCGCCGGCATAGATGACGACTGATTGCAGGATGGTGACGATTTCACTCATTCTTCACCTCCGGACTCTGCCCAGCGCATGGCTTTGTTCGCCATGAACAACGCTTCGGCGCAAGTCATCTTGCTCGACCGGATGTAGAGATAACCATCTGCGTCGTAAGCAATAATGAGCACATCCTGCATACCGTTTTCTGCGTCACATAAAGCAGAATGGAGCGCCTGAAGAGGCGTCATGCTGGTGTTCGGCGCCGGTGACATGCGGATTATTGGAGTGCTCATGAATTGCTGCCCTTGAATTCTTCGCACACAAACGTCGGCGCCACGTACTCGCCCAACAGATTGCAGCGCACCATCGGGTAGGCCACGCTCGGGCTGTGGAGCTTGCAGTCCTTGCAGGAGCAGCGCTTGAAGCCCATTGCTTTCATCATGGAATCAACGGTGGCGTTCATTCTTCATCCTTCGGCGTGTGCTGGAAGAAACGCGGGCAGAACCACAGGCAGAAGCCATAGCTGATGCCAAGCCAGATCAGCGCGGCGATAATCAGAGAAAGTAGAGTCATGGGCCTATTCCTGTTCCTGAATTGTCATATCAACTCCTGCTTGTTTTGCGTACTCTGAAGCTACTGACTTGATGTGATTGATTAGGAGGCGCCGACAAAATGAGCTTTGCGAAACATCCTGGTCTTCAGCCATGTGCTTCAACGCGACAAACTGTTCGTCTGTCAGGAAAATCTTTACGGTGTGGTCATGGCCTGGCTTTCCCATACTTCACCGGAGGAATAAAAAAGCCCACGAACCCGAAGGCTCAGTGGGCGAAACCCGGCTGTCAGTCCGGGAGGAGGGAGACACGGTTAGCATCAGGCCGATTCCTTGGTCTTGACGGACTCCGGATCAACAACATCCGGCCTGATTTGCGCGAAGAATTTCAGCCAATGCCAAGGAACCCCGTTCTCAGAAGTTCGCCATTGGGACACGGCGCCGGTAGTCACCCCGGTAAGTTCCGCTACAGCAGATGTACCGCCAAGCGAGTCGATAATTTTGTTTGCATTCATGCCGCTATCTTAGCGAACTAAGACCATGTGCGCAAGCCAACTAAGAAATATTTTCTTTAGTATGCTCAACATGACGGTTTTTGGCATAGTCGCAAATTATTTTCTTAGAGAACTAAAAATAGATTGACGCACAGTCCTTAGTTGGCTAAGATGCAGTCGTAGAAACAAACCGCCAGCCGCAGCCGGTAATGCCGGGCAGAGACTCTAGCAACACAAGTTCGATGCAGCCGCAGTGGTACTAGAAGCACAAGAGATTAGTAGGAATTAGCAGTCAGCAACGGAGGGAAACAAGATGCCATGCATATACAACCAGGCCACCGGAGAAGTCGAAACTCTTCTTGAGCGTTATCAGCGCGAAGCCGAGTTCGATGCTTATCTAGCGTGGCGCATGGAACAGGCCATGAAGGCGGTCAATGAAGTATCGAAGCAGCACAACCGCACCGCAATGACCTACGGAGTCTGCAAGTAAATCAAGTCCCAAAGGCATCTGGCCGGAGTCAATGCAGCCCTGCAACGATGGGTAGGCAACTCAACACAGAGGGACTTGATGTATTTGCAGCAACCAACCAACAAGGAGTAACAAATGTCTCGTCCCGTAATCATCTGCACCGAACACCGTGGCGTTTTCTTCGGCTATGCCGACGACACCAACGGAAACACTATCCATCTCAAAAATGCCCGAATGGCAATCACTTTCGGCACCACGAAAGGCATCATGGAACTTGCAGAAACCGGCCCAACTTCGCGCTCCAAGATCAGCGCAAAAGCAGACATTGAGGTTCGCAAGGTTACGGCTGTCTTTGAAGTATCAGGAGAGGCAAAAGCCAAATGGGACGCGATCAAGTGACCTGGTTTGACTTCCTTGAACGCATTACAGCCGTCGATTTGCTTGATGCAGGCGCGTGCGTTGATGGTGTCAAAGAATCCGTCGAAAAAAATTCTGCGCTTGCAATGAACACCTCCGACGCTGTTCAGATTTCTGAATGGGCTTCGAAAGCAGCACATGCAGACGGCTACGGCTACGGCTACGGCCACGGCTATGGCAACGGCTACGGCTACGGCTACGGCTACGGCGACGGCCACGGCCACGGCGACGGCGACGGCTACGGCCACGGCTACGGCGACGAATAGCAAAACCAGCACGAATTAGTAGCAACAAAACGGAGGTCGACATGACCAAGCAACAAGTAGCAAAGGCAACGCCAGCGTTCTTTGGTGCTGGACATGAATATGTTTTCCAGGTTGGCGATAAGCAGGAAGTCGTTGTAGCAGGAAACCAGACCGATGCCACCGCTGCGCTGTACGCCTATCTCAAGGCACATGGCAATGACAGCAAGGTTGAGTTCGTCGAAGAACACAACGCTGAATAACAAGGGAATGACCATGAACAACGAGCCGAAATTTGGCGCAGCAATCCCGAAGGATGAATGGATTCAGCGCACCGCCACAACCGATCCGAATCCGCGCATTCCGTTCTCTGGAATCTACTACCAGGACGAAATCAAGATGCCGTTCTTTGAGCACTTGATTGCTGGAACGGTGTTTGGATTTGCCATCGGCGCGATTCTTTTTTCTTAACCAAAGCAGCTTCTAACTAGGCTGCACAGTGAAGCGGCGGCACGGAAGGACGTGCGGACAGAGATGCGGGTTATCGGCGTGACGAACCGACCGTCATCCAGTGGATGTCAAAACACTAGCCGGAATCAAGCCCGGCCCGCTTCACTGTGAAACGTAGCAAACGGAACCCAAGGCCACAAGCCGAACGCTTGAGTTCTCCGGATCGCGTAACCGGCATGATTAACGCTGACGTAACCGGCATTGCGCTTGAGAAAGGAAACGAAGAATGACGACGCTTATTGCACAAGGTCAAGTTGACGCCGATGTTAGGCAGAATTTCAAGGACTTGGAACAAGCTGCATTTGAAAAATGGCTTCGAGACAAGTGCCCGTCAGGCGATGTTGAGTCTGTGCAACGGCAGTGGATTGAAAGCTACGAGTACGCAGAACTGATCGACGATCAGGACCCGGAATGGCAAAACGATGTGCAGGCCGCTTTCGGCGGAATTGTTCAGAAACCGCAAGGATGATTCCTAACAACGAGCAGCACCCCGCTGTCAGTTCGAGATGACATGAACAGGCCACAGGACGAGTAATGAAGAACTCTCACGGCCAGCGGGATTTTTAATACAGAGGGAAACATGATTGCTATTAAATACAGATTTACCGGAGCGACGATTTGCGAGTTTGACGTTAAGACGATCAAAGAAGCTGTTGCTTATGCTGTTGAGCAGAAAATCAACCTGAGCGGCAGCGACCTGAGCGGCATCGACCTGAGCGGCAGCGACCTGAGCGGCAGCAACCTGAGCGGCAGCAACCTGAGCTACAGCAACCTGAGCTACAGCAACCTGAGCGGCAGCGACCTGAGCTACAGCAACCTGAGCGGCAGCAACCTGAGCTACAGCAACCTGAGCGGCAGCGACCTGAGCGGCAGCGACCTGAGCGGCAGCAACCTGAGCTACAGCAACTTGATCGGCAGCGACCTGAGCGGCAGCTACCTGAGCGGCATCAAAATCGACGGCGAAGAAATAACAAAACCACCGCTGTCAATTACCGGACTGTATTACAGATGCTTAATAACAGATGGATACATGCGACTCGGATGCAAGCGTTACACGCATGCAGAGTGGTCTGAATTCAATGATTCAGAAATTGCAGCAATGGATTCACATGCAACCGAATTTTGGAATCAGTGGAAATTGCCACTGCTTGCAATGTGCAAACAACATGCGGAGTCAAAATGAACACGCAAATGCATTCACTACGCGAGCAGCCGCAGACGCTACGGAATTACCGCGATTTTCATGCGGCCAATGACGAGCGCGAAGGATTCAGCCTTATCGAGATTGTCGGGATTGTTTTTCTCGCCTTCTGCGTCGGTTTCACGATTCTTGCACTTGCTATTCCTGGAGGTTGATATGAAACACAAGATCAAACAGACTGCATTTGTTCATGCAGAAAAAGACTGTGTGAAAGGTGGACATAATCTCGTTTTGTATTACAGCGATATGAGCCAATATGGATACATATTTATTGGCGAAGTTGAAGTATCAGTTGATTACGACCTGCCTGATAACTTCAATTACACGCAAGCCGAGATTGATGTTTTGCGCAAGGAACAAAAGCGCATTCAGGCCGAAGCGCAAAACAAGGTTACGCGTATTGAGGAAAAGATTCAAAGCCTGCTGTGCATTGAACACAAGGCCGCAGCATGACCTCGCCAAACACGATCATCGCTGACATGCAGGCAGATATTGATGCGCTGCGAAAAGAGCGCGATGAATTGATTAATGCGCAATGGACGATAGCGCGAGGATGCGCTGCGCTGGCAATCGAGAAGTGTAAAAACGCCACCGGACAACGACGAACAATCGACCTTTATGTTTCTGCGAATCAGTGCGCTGAAGATATTTTCACGGCGATTGAAAAGGCAAAAGTAACGCCATGCTAAACATTTCTCACCTAGTCACAAGCCGTCAGACATTCCGCGTCGAATTGACCAGAAAGCCGACGATTAACGAAGGCCAGAACATCCGCCGCCAGGTTGAGTATGTAAAGGCATACGACAAGGCAGAAGCAAAGGCCATTGCACTGGCGATGCCACAGAACGAAGCCTTTCGCGTTTCTTCTTTGAAGGAAATCAAATGAACATTTACCAGCGCATCAATGAAGTTCGCAAAGCCATCGGATATGTCCAAAAGGACAAGGCAGTTTCAACTGGCGGCGGATCGTACAAGGCAGTGACGCATGATGCAGTTACCGGCATGGTTCGCGCTGCATTAATCGAGCATGGAGTGGTTATCGTGCCTTCGGTTGTTTCATCGGTGTTCAACGCGAAAGAACCGGAAGCAAAGCAGCGCCTTTATGAAGCGACGTTCCAGATTGAGTTTGTGAATATGGACGAACCAACGGACAGGATCGTGACGCATCAGACCGCGCACGCCTTGGACAATGGAGACAAAGCGCCGGGCAAGGCCATGAGCTACGCGACGAAATACGCCATCCTGAAGTTGTTCAATATCGAAACCGGAGAAGACGAGGAAAGCCGGTATCAACAAGATGAATTCGATATTGTCGGGGCCGTCGATTACATCCTCGCCAGCACCAGCATTGCTGAACTGAAAATGCGTTATGGACAGCGTTACAAGCTGGCCGAAGATGCGAAAAGCAAAGACGCAATGAAAGCGATCATCGTCGCAAAGGACAAGGCAAAGAAAGCCATTGAAACAGAAATGGCAGGCCAAGCATGAACCAGGGAAGCGCCGAATGGCTGCAATCCCGCTGTGGGCTTGTCACAGCATCACGTATCAATGACGTGCTGGCAACGATCAAATCTGGCGAAGCGGCAACCCGTGCCAGCTACCGAATCCAGTTGGTCGCCGAACGACTGAGCGGCAAGCCCGCCGAATCATTTACAAACGCTGCGATGAAATGGGGAACGGAAACCGAACCTTTCGCCCGCGCCGCGTATGAGTTGGAAACCGGCTTCATGGTCGATCAAGTCGGGTTGATTCGCCACGCTGAAATTGTGTTTTCAGGCGCTTCTCCGGATGGCCTGATTAACGATGATGGCCTGATAGAAATCAAATGCCCGGAAACAAAAACCCACATTGAATATGCGCTGGCCGGGAAAGCGCCTTCAAAGTATCAGAATCAAATGCTCTGGCAGATGGAATGCACTGGTCGTCAATGGTGCGATTTCGCATCGTTCGATCCACGCATGCCGTCTGATATGCAGTTGTTCATTGTTCGATTTGAGCGCGATCAGGCTCGGATTGACGGGATCAAATCTGAAGTTATCAAGTTTTTGGCAGAGGTCGAAGATTCAATTAACCGGCTTCGCTCAATTTTCAAAAAGGAAATTAAATGAACGTATTTACCGCAGTTGTCAGGATTGGCTCTGATCCTGAGCAGAAATACACGGCAGGCGGCGATTCAGTCGTCACGTTTAACGCTGCCGTGGATTCTGGATATGGCGACAAGAAAGTTACTACCTGGATTCGCTATACGATGTGGGGGAAGCGCGGAGAGTCTGTTCTTCCATACATTAACAAAGGCTCACAAGTTGCCGTATCCGGCGAATTGACTAACCGACCGTGGAAAGACAAAGAAGGACAGGATCGTTATTCGCTTGAGGTCCGGGTCAATGAACTGACGCTTATCGGAGGAAAGCAGAATAGTGCAAATGTACCTGAACAAAAAGCGCCGGATAGTGCAAATAGCCAAAAATCGAAGCCGAAATTTGATGATCTTGACGATTCAATTCCGTTCTGAGGTCTGACTGTACCTGACAAACAAAACAGTCCCGCTTGGAAACAGGCGGCAAATTGAAGGAGGTTAGCAGGCTCTTGGAACAAGCCTGTGTTGTTTGATCTAGTCGCCTTCAATTTGAACAAGACAGCGAGGAAACAAAATGGAAAGCGAAAATATTAAGGTATGGATTACAAAGTATGCGCTGACCATCGGAATTGAAGTTTTCGATGGAGTTGTTCACGAAAACGAAGACATGGTTGCATATAGAAATGTTGGTTATGGCGATCAATATGCGCGTGGAAAAGACTGGCACCGCACCTATGAAGAGGCGGTAGAAAGAGCAGAAGAGATGCGCGTTAAAAAGATAAAATCTTTGCGAAAAAGTATAGCGAAGCTGGAAAAGCTGTCTTTTTCTGATAACTGCAACAACCAAGATAACAAGATAAATAAATGACCACCCTATCCATCCTATTCGGCCTGAAGCCGTTCGCTCCGACATTTCGAGAAATCAGCAGCACGCCGTTTATAGACGGGAAGCCAAAGCAGGAACTGAAGCCAGCGACGATCAAGCGCAAGGAAAACAAAGCAAATCGCGGATGCCTGCGTATCTCGCAGCAGCAGAGCAAGAAACTACGAGCTGACGTTATTAAGACGCTGGCCGCTGGTGGAAAATATACCGCCAGGACGATGGCTGAAAAGATTGGCTTTGCTCAGTCTGCCGTTCGTCGCCATCTTCAAACAATGGCTGCATGTAACGCGATTGAAAGCGAAACGATTTGCAGCCCGGCGTATGACGTGACTTGGTACTGGATTTCAGAATGAGAAAACAATCCACCTACCGACCGAAGCGCGTATCGCCTCCGATGCTCATCAATCGCGGGCTGCAAAACGATGATCTTGAAATGCGCGAGCGGATGATTGCCGAAGCGTTTTCAGGCGGATGGGCGACTGAACGGCACTTTGACGAAATTACTGACATGCGCAACCTGCTGACGATTGCTGCGGCGCACAAAGACGACCAAGGCGTACTTGGAATTTGCCATGCAATGTCAATCGTCATGAACAACATACGCACCCGCTATGCAGAGACTCAGCGCATGGGCGTCAGTGGCGATGAAGTGAAATTGTTGCGTGAATTCTGCGGAATCTATGCGGATTTCTGGCTACGGCAAAGCGTTGGACTATACGAGCGTTGCTGCGATGAATTGAATTTATTGATGGAGCGTGCGAAATGACCACCGAACAAGAACGTAAGATGCTGGAAGCTGCGGCAAAGGCGTGCGGGGTAACGCTTGAACGCGAAATCAGCGGAAAGAAGCCACACAGACTAATAGAGCATGAAAGCGGTGAGGGACGCATCTCAGTACCTTGGAACCCCCTCACCAACCCCGCCGACACTGCCGAGATGTGCGCGGAGCTTGGGATTGACTGGATTAACAGCGTTGATTCTGTGATCTCTGTGTCTGCTGAGTATGATTGCGAGGCTTTTCTAAAAGACCACGACAACTCCCGCATGAAGGCGTTGATGTACGCTGCGACGATGGTTGCGGCAAAGATTGGAGACTTGAAATGACCACCGAACAACGGAAGATGCCGAGATGAGCGCACCATACTCTCGGCGTCCGAACGAAAGGCCCCGCGCCTCCGCTACGGAGTGGGAAGAAGCCTCGGCTAACGGCCGTCCTATAGGACTAGCCTATGCGTTATGGCTTCAGTTGTGGCACTGGGACGCCGAAACGGTATGGGGTGACTTACTGAAAGAAACCAGAAACTGTGGTTACGACGGAGAAATAGAATGAACTCGCCCATCACCAAACGCTGCTCGCCAATAGAAGAGGCGATGGTTGCGGCAAAGATTGGAGGTTACACAGAATGACTATCAAATGCAGACTATGTGGAAAACTCGGCAGTGAGATTCAAGGCGCCTACCTTACCCGCGTCAATGAGAAAGGCGTCACGGGCATATGGGAATGTCGCCCTGTATGCGGTTCTAACCTGCCGCAAGAAACGCTCTTAATGATGGCTGTTGAGACCGACGCGGCAAAGACACATGGGTATGAATAATGAACCTTGAAGAACTTATGGCTTCAACGCCGCCAATGCAACAACATGCGCTCATTAATGGATTCCAAGCCGGTGCCGCCAGCCGGGATGCCGAGGTTGCTCAATGGCAGAAGATAATTGACGAAGAAGCCAAAGACTCTGCACTTGTAATCATTGAGCGCGACCAACTCCGCGCGCAAATCAATGTGCTGCTAAAAGCACTCCAACTAACGCAAGACCAAGCGATACGCGGGCGCACCTTCCCGGCAACTGCAAGTCCTTCAGCGTGGTTCAATGCGGTAACTATTGCCCTCGCCTCCACCACCGAGCAGGCCCTTGCCGAGTACCGGAACAAGGTGATCGAAGAGTGCGCTGTAAAACTTGATCCGTGCGTTCCGATCTGGGCCAAAGAAGTGCGAGCCATGAAGGAGCAACCATGAACCTAATCGAAGAACTCCGCGCAGCCGCGAACGCGAAACTCACCCCATACGATGTTCATTGGGAGGACACGGCTAGGCGCCTTATGCGCCAGGCTGCTGATGTGATAGAAGCGGCAAATGCGGCGATTGACGAAAACTACAGAAAGCAGGTTGGCCATGAACATCAATGAACTAGAGCAACTGGAGAAAACAGGTCGCTTTGACGTTAAGTCAATTGCACTTGAATGGACAGAGCCGCATTCCCCTAATGGAGATTGTATGTATAACCACTATATCGCTGAAACAGCATTCGGGCGGTTCCTGCTTACATGGAAGGGGTGGAATGACTATCCCGAATACGTCTTTGATGAAACTCCGTGGGATAGCGTTGAGTGTCGCGGATGGGCAACCATAACTGATGCGCAGGAATGGGCAGCACAGGAAATGGCTAGACGCATTCACATTCACATCGCCGCTGCCAACCCATCCGCAATCCTCGAACTGATCGCCGCGTACCGGGAAGCGGTTGATGCGTTAGAGCGGATAAAGAACATTGACGATGAATATAACGAGGCTTGCTGGATTGCTGTCCATGCACTCGACACCGCAAAGCGTCTAGGAGTTGAATGATGGATGAGCTAGACATTGCCATCAAAGCTGTTCGTGCCTATGCTGAAATGCACCCGAGGCCGACACAGGTCGGGCACAAGCGGCGAAATTAGGCAAGGATGTTCCATGCCTAGAGTGCGGCGCTGACTTCTACCAAAAACGACCAATCAAAGGAAAGCCAGCACGGAAGTTTTGCAGCACCTCCTGTTATCGAACTTATCTAGCCAAGCGTTTTGACAGATGGGTAGCAAATCCTGAAGGCATGGCATTGCCTCAGTGTTACGACGAGTTTCTTGATCGAGAAGAGCTTGCGTGTGTTGTTGATGGTTGTAACTGGACTGGAAATCATTTGACCATGCATATGAATCAAGCGCATGGCGTCATGGCTGACGATTTTAAGCGGGCGGCAGGCTTCAATCTTTCGACTGGGGTAATTTCTAAGCCGTTAGCTAAAGCATACCGAGAGCGTGAAATCGTTGGCGTTGCAGCATGTCCTAATGATGCAGCACTAGAGCTTGCCCATGCTGCACTTGCGAACAATCCGATCCGTTATAAGTCGCTTGAAGGGAAAGAGCACGCCAAGAAGGCGCGATCTCTTATGGGGGTCGGGCCGGAAAGAACATGTCATCGGTGCGGAAAGGAGTTTCAACAACAAAGCCCAATGGGCAGGATGCTGTACTGCTCTATAGAGTGCCGAAGTCGATCCTATGCAGAGAAACGTCGAGCGAACGCAAAGCAGTGTGCGACATGACTTTAAAGGAATAACGCAAAGAATCCGGTGCGCGAAGTTGCAAGCAATGGACGATTGCCTATACTGCACAGATGGAAATCCTCTTCATCCTGTGGCTTGCCTACATGGCATTCATCGGCACACGTACCGCAGAGCAGCGCCAGAATCACTTGGCGCTGCTTTGGGGATCAATGGCGCTGATGCTACTTGCGTCTCTGCTGTACGTTCTAGGCCGCGTTCTTCTCTGAAAGACTGCGCACGCGGTCATTGAACATCTTCATGCGGCTGGTTATCTGCGACTCGATAGCCTTCACCCGTTCTGTATTATCCGCCTTCACTGCCTCGCGCTTCGCCGCTTTGAGTTTCTGAATCTCGCGCTCAACGTGATTCGCGCCGACAACCAGCATCGCTTCTGGATTGTCTTTGATGTACTCGCGGATAGCGTCTGCATTGCCTTCCTTGCGCAATCCCTTGATCTCGTTTTCGTGTTCGTTGATCCGCTGGATTGATGCGTAGAACTTTCCGCCTTCTGCCGATTGGCCGGTCGTATCGCCAATGAATCGACCGAACAGCGGAATCTTGTGCATCGGCAATTCCTCTCCAGTGGCAAGCGCCATGCCGGTTTGCTCTGCCTTTGACACTTCGCGCCCAACCCCGCCGGTTGCCTGGCCGATCAGGTAATCAATCTGGTCAGGCGTCGGGCTAAACAGTCCTTTTTTGTAGTCCGTTCCGCCGGATAGCAAATTGAACCCGTAGGAGATTGCTCGGCTCCAGCTTGTTGCCGTGTCTTTGGCGCGCAGATACCCAGGCGTCGGATTGAGCGAGTCACGATCCAGCTTGGCAATCGGCTTGCCTGTCCAGTCGCGGTTTTCTGAAAGCGCCGCCAGCGGGTCAATGACTGTTGGGGCGATGGTCTGCAAGCTAAGTCCTGCGTTTCCAATCGGGTTGAACGTGTCGGCAAACAACCCGAATATATCGGCAATCCGCTTGGCCGGGTCTTTGAATCCAGACATGACAAACTCAGTCGGGATGCGTGACAGGTTAGGGATGACGTGGAAGCCAAGCGGCATAGGAATGGAAACATACTTGCCATCGCCAATCGGAATGATGATGCTGCGCTCGCGTACAAACTCGGGGGGTTCATCGTCACCCATGCCGGACGCTGCAAGCAACATGGCCTGCATTGATCCAAGCAACAGCCCGCCGTATAGAATCTTCTTGCCCATTGGCCCGGCCATTGTCTCGGCGAGTCGTGCGGTGCCTTGTACAGACGCATTGAAGAAGGCGTACAAAGCGCCCATCTGCGTGGCGACCTGGCCCTTACGATTAAAGTTGACCGTGAGATTCTTCGCCAGCGATGCCGCTTGTTCAACGCTCATGCCGCTTTCCTTGGCCGCCTTGAATGAGGCTAGGCGAACAGCGTTTTCCATCGACTCGTTGTAGTCACTTAGCCAGTCAAACATCGCCCCGCCGCGCTTCAACAACCAGTTTCGGTCAAGCGATTTCAGTTCCTTGGCAATGGCGTCGCCACGTTCCTGTGCATTACTGTACTGATCTCTGAACCCGGTTTGACCACCTGCATTCTGGAATTCATCAAACTCTTTTTCCCATGCCGATGAAGGCGCCTTGCCGTTGCGAGAGTCTCGCAAATCAGCGTAGATTCCACGCAATGCAGACAGCGTGTATTTGAGAACCTTTTTCTGCTGCCCGGCCAACGGCGTAGTCGAAAGGTTAAGCATTGCACCCTGAGTGTCGCGCGTCAAATTGACCACGCCAAACACGGGGTTGTACTGCGTGTTGATCGCGGCCATGTAACGAGTCGCCTTGGCAGTATTCGATAGCACCTTGCCAAGTTGATCCATGTCGAGATTCTTGATGGATTGCGCCATGCGAACAGATCGCGGATTCTTGTCGTCCATGATGACGAAATGATCCTCGCCGTTAATGCGGGTATGAATCACGTTGTCTTGCTGGCGGAAGCCTGGAACGATGCGAGTAACAACCTTGTCGGCCCACGACTGCTCTACCGATGTATTGTCATGGTGCAGACTGTAGCGTTCGGCATCTTCCATGCGGTCGAATTCATCCAGCACAACGCCATTCGTGTCATCGACAACCTTATACACAGCCTTGTTTTGAACGACTCTTTCCGTAGGCGCTTTGTCAACTTCCCATAGGTCAGCATTCGGATTGGCAACAGCAAGCCCGTATAGCGCGTTGCTGACACGATTCTTTTCTGCCCTGACAATGTTGCGCTCGCGCTGCATGGCAAGGTTCGCCAGAATATCAACTACAGGCTTATTGGAGCCGACCGCGCGCTTGCTGGCGCTGCCGCGAATCGAGTATCCCTTGCCTGTTCCAACGTGGCCGGTATCCACATCCTCACGATGAAGCGGCACATAGTTGCTGTACGCGCCATTCCATGCGTCAATCGTTTCCTGCTTTTCAAGACCAGACTTGACGAGGATTTCTTGGCTGCTGCGGTTGATCGCGCCGATACGCTTTGCCAGTGATTCGTAGGCGGATCTCTTGGCCGGATCAAGTGCCTTCAGATAGGCTCTGGCATCGGCGGTTTTGATACCCGACCCGCCATCCGGCATCTGGTCGTTGATCTTGGCAATCTGCTGGTTACGCTCTTCGGCGTGGCGGTTCCACAGATATTCCTCGAAGTCGGCCATCTCCACATTGAGCGAACGCATCTGTGCCACCAGAGGACGCAGTTCGTTGTTCAGGAAATCATGCACACCCTTGGACGCGCGACCGTGGAATAGCTCTTCCTGGAGGTAGGCGTTGTTGCTATCCGTCAGGTTGCCACCGGCCTTCTTGATCGACTGCACCACACGGCGCAGATCAACCTGCTTATCCTGCATGGCGTAGATAACATCATCCATCTTGGACGATTCTGGAATATCAAATGCTGATTGCCTTCCAGAGTCTCCGATGATTTTGGCGCGGCTGTAGCGGATGTCAGGGTTGGTGCCGAAATCCCCATTGTTTCCTATGGCAGATTTCACCTGTGTATTGCTGAAGGCAATGTAATGCGTCAGCGTGTTCCCGAGATCAACAAATTCATGCGCCACATTGTCATAGTAACGGTCGGCGCGCTTTGCAATAATCCCATCATATCCAGCGGCTTTTGCACGCTCAACACCGGCAGCATCGGAATCTGATCTACCAAACTCTTTCCAAAACGCATCAACCCCCTTGGTGTAAGGATTTTCAATACGAGCATAAACCGGCATGATATTTGCCGAAGGCGGAGCAAACGATATTCCTTTGACGGCCTCGCCGTACTCTCCCGCCTCTCGCGGATTGTCAGTTAAGTAAATGGCCGGGCCAAACTCTCCTGAACGGGTTGTCTTGAATACAGAAAAGTCAGCGTTAGTTCCGTGATAAACAACCAGCGGCTTACCGTCAGCGTCAACCACTTTGCTATTTCCAAACCATTTCTTGAATTCTGGCGTATCTGTCTGGTTGATCTTGGAGTAGGCCATCGCCTCCCGGCCCTGCGCCTGCAATATGCTATTGATTACCTCAACAGCCCTTCTGGAAGCCTCTTCTTCAGTAATTCCATTAGAAGTAATGCGACCGTCTGAACGCACATCATCACCTACGTCGTAGAGCGCAATTTCGTAATCAGCCGCGCCGTTGCGATCCTGGTATTCGACTGGAATCTGATGATCAGATACGCGGACTGTTTTTTGCTCACCGTTGATTTCAACAGAAAAATATTTACTGTCAGATTTTCCGCTACCGCTAATTGCGGATGGTTCGATGCCAAGTTTCTCAAGGTAAGCATGAACAATCTTCGCCATATCGCCAGCTTTGTTCAGCGAAACAGATTGACGCTCAGGCTCTCCGATTTCATCTTTGGCAATTTTCGTAGATAGCTCACGCTCAAGTTCGTTATATCTGCTCGATCCGCTATCCGTCAGGTCGCCGTCTCCATCAAAATACTCCATATTGTTTTCTTTGTGCAGGTCGACATAAATCTTGTCCGGGCCGAATATGTTCGAGTAATCATCGCTTGAGCCTTTCGACCAGTCAGATTCAATCTCTTCAACAAGGTCGGCAATCTTCTGCTTATAGCCGTAGTTGTCTATCGGCTGCTCACCCTTGAACCGATTGACAAACGCATTGAATTCTTTGATACTGACTTTGCCGCCAGCCTCGCCAACATACTGCACAGGTTCCGACGAACCCGGATTAACGGCTCTCACCGTCCGCTCTTGTGTCTTGCTCATGCGAGCGTCAGCGTAACCCGCAGACGTGTAAGAGGTGGCGGCAACCTTTCCAGCCTTCGCCTTCAATCCAGCAATCGCCAGGTTAGCCAAGTCCTGCGGCTTGATATTGCCAATCGCCCACAATTTCAGTTTGCCATTCGGCATTCGTTGAATGATCGCAGTACGTAGTGCAGAGAGTAGCGATTCCACCCAACGCTTGATGATGTTAGGCTGTTTGGCACCATTGACGTACTGCTCAATGCTGTACGCGGCAATCTCTTCGGTACGATGTTCAGCTTTCGTATCGCTCGGAATAGCCGCTTCGGCATCCTTGACCCATTGCGCGCCCTTGCCCATTGCCAGCATGGTATCGAGGCGCTTCATCATCTGCGTGTAGGTCTGTTCGCCTACGAGGTCGCGGATGGTCGAGTGGAAACCTTCGTGCTGTAGTACACCTGCGAAGTTGTCGGCATTCAGCGCGTCAAGGTTCAGGGAAATTGAACCATCCTTGTAGGTTGCGCCTTGATACTCGTTACCTTTGTTGGTGAAGCTGACAATTCCCGAGTCAATCAGTACCTTGCCTAGCTTGTCGCCAAGGATTGACTTGATGCGGGATTCGGCTTGGGCGCGGGGGAATGACTGGCCCTGTGTTGCGCCGTTTCCGCGCGAAAAGAAGTTAGCGCCGACCGAATCAACGTATTCGCCCGACTCGGCAACCGACTTTCCGCCATCTGTGGCCGCGCTGTCGTAGCGAATGCCATCAAACACGCCCACATCGATCGTGCCGAGCGCGCCTTTTAGGTTGCCGAACTGCGCCGTAGTTACCTTGCCGTCCGGCATGGCCACCAGCGCGCCAGTTGCGCCGGACTTGGCGGCTGCATTGAACAGCTTCATCAGCCGGCTACCGCTGCGCAATTCGCCCATTTCCTCCGGCGAGAACGGAACAAAGGAAGCGATTTCATTTTGCGCCGTCAGGAAGACAACACCAGGAGAATCCTTTGCCAGATCAGGAACTAGACGCTTTGCGTCTTGTGGTCCGCCCACCTTGCTGACCGGATTGGAATTGACCAGCTCGCGCTCAACAATCGGCACGCGATGCGGCGTCGGCTCGTTCGCCGAAACCTCGCCGCTATTGTAGTCATCATCTTCCCAGCGAATGGTGTCACCGCGCCGCGCCATCGCCGACAGCCCTTGATAGGTGACACTGGTATCGCGCAGGATTTTTCTGAAATTCCGCGACAGGGTTCTGTCGGCTTCCGACAGGTTGGGCATTCCGGACGGGTGGTTGTGCGACAGCCACAGATTCGCCGCGCCGTCGATCCGCGCCAGCTCCATCATCAGGGTCGATGAATACACGCTCGCTTGTGTTGGCGCACCCTTGAAAGCACCAATGATCGCCAGCGGCTTGCCGTCTTTGTCGGTCACAAGGCCGTCCATATGCTCGACGGCAAAGCGCGACAAGTGCGCGAAGGCGCGGGCGGCGTCTTCGCTGGTCTTGACCGTGGCTACCGGGAGTTGTCTCTCGCCAACGGTAACGAGCTGGGCCGAAACGTGATAGACGCCTGGGGTATCTGCGGCTTCGCGGACAGCGAGTACGCGGCTTGCTCCCTGCCCGTCGTCAGCCCGCGCCCGGCTTTGTCGCCCGGCAGGTATAGCCCTTCTTTTGGTTTCGGGTAGCGCATGTTCGGTTCCTTGGAAAATGTCGCCCGTGAATGCGTCCGGCTCATTCACATTATAGACCGCGCTTTCTTCCATGAGCGCAATCCCTTTGTCGGTTTCCTTGGTTTCGAGCGTGTTGAACAGGTTGTCAAATGCTTCTGCAACAGGCGCTACCTCTTCCGGCAACAGGTACGGATAGCGCCCCTTGTCACGGCTAAAATCTTCCGCTGATTTAACATTCGCCAAATAGTCGTTTTGATACCCGCCTTCCATCATCTTGTGGATGACGTAGTTCTCAAATGATCTTGCGCCACGTTCAATGATGCGCGACCAATATCCGTCTGGTCCTTTATCGATCTTTCTGGCGCGGGCCAGCATGGGCGAAGCATTGAGCGTTTCAACAAGCTCAGAAAACGCTTTCTCAACCTGCGGGCGAATGCCTTCAGGATGGTTCTTATCCTTCTCCCAATTATCTGTAATCCAATACTCAGAGCTAGGCGCCTGTTCATGCATCCGCTGCAAATCGGCGCGAGACATGGGCGTGCTGCGCTTGGTCTTGTGGACATACATCGCTTCCGGCTTGTAAGTCACAAAATTATCTTTGCGGTAAGCGTTTTGGTCGCCAGTGAACTGAACCTCATTGCCGTCATTTCTCATGCGGGCAAAGTAGTTATCGAGCGCATGGAGCCATTCGTGGGCAATACTTCCTGCGCCCCTGGTCTTGGTCAGGTTGATGAATAGTTTGTCAGGCGAGAAGTGCGCCGAAGCCCATCCCTTGCCATCCAGTCCGAACCCAAGCGCCAATGTTCCATTGAGCGAAATCGCCTTTGGCGGTAGGCCGACGATCTCGGATAAATCCATGAGCGCGTCGTAGGCTTGGTTCAGCATGCCCTGGCGCTCTTTTGCGTCGTCGCCCTGTTTTACCCAATTTCCAAAGTCGGCGGCGCGGAATCCGAACGTGTCAATGAACGTCTGCGAATCAACGTTCTTTCCTTTGCGCCAATCCTGTCCGGTGCGCGGACGATTTTCAGCGTTGCGAACATCCGTTTTCTTGACGTTATCGCTATCCTTTACAGCCTCCCACGCAGAAACAAGTTCGTCGTAGTTTTCCTTGCGGAATTTGAACGCCTCTTCTGTGCTGGTGAATGTTTTCAGTTTCCGGTATTCGCGGTCGCCTTTCTTGTTGATGAAATAGGAATTTCCTTTGCCTCGCACCTCGAATTCCATGAGCTTCGGCTTTGTCTCAACACCAAGCAGTTTGTTGATCTTGTCCAGTGCGTCATGGACGGAGCCAGCATTGTCGATCCAATGGCTCTTACCATCGATTTCAAGAGAAACCATTGGTGTATCAACTCGGTTTCCATCCTTGTATTGATAGGCATCCGGGCGCTCACGAACATATCCAATGCGCTTCCACTGGGCGCGATCAATGGATTCAAGCAATACAACCTTTGAATAGAAGTCGTCCAGCGTCTTCCAGTTCTTCAACATCTCGCGCAGCCTGTCTCGCGTTTCGGTGCTGTTGATAACCTTCTGAACCAATCCACGCAGCGCCTTGATCTTGTTTACCCAAGAATCAACCTTATAGACTTTACGTGGCTTTGCTGGAATTTCTGCTCTTGCCGCAGTCGATACGGCAGCAATAAACGCATCTTCTATGCTGTCAATTTCATCGGCGGGCCATATCTTTGACAGGGGCAAATTGGCTAACTCTTGGTCTGAATACTCTTTCGCCATTGAGGCAACTTTGTACTTTCGAGCAAATTCAAGCTTCTCGCCAGCGCCTTCGATTACTTCAGATTTCGCCTCTTTCTTGGCGTCGACCGCAGCAGGCTCAACGGCTTTGGCTTCTGTGGTTGCTTTGACGGGTTGCGCGGGTTCCTGTGCTGGTTGCTCTCTGCTTGAGAGAGTAGCCATTAGCTTCTCTGCCTCTACCTTAATTTCAAGTGGGGTAGTCGGCTTCCACATTTTTCCAAGGGATTTGCTTTTCCACTGCGAGAGAATTTCTTTGTAACGAAGCTCTGCGGATTCTCTCTCGCTTTTTTCTGGTGCTTTCTGTCCCTGTGCGGGTTGCGCAAACACATCCTGTTGCCCGCGAGCATCCTCAGTCGTTACCTTGCGCTCTACGGGTGCGGGGGCTTCCTGTCCTAGCGCGAAGTCTTCAGCGGCTTTATCGACTTCGGCTTTCTTGGCGGCTTCGCGTTCGGCCAATACCTGCGCAGCACGGCGGGCCTTCTCTTTGGCGTTTGACTCGCGCTTGGCCTTGGCGATCAGTTCTTCATGCTGGCGCTTCTCTTCGGCAATGTCGGCTTTGCGCTTGGCGAGTTCGGCAGCGGCTTGTTCGTTGGTCTGACCAGTCAGCCAGTCGGGTTCTGCGCTTTCCTGAATTTCTCCATCTTGGCTGCCATTCCAAGCCCCTTGCGCATCCCGAGTTTCGCCAGTTCCTTGCGACGTTCCACCGGAATCATTATTTCCAGTCTCTTGCGCTCCGAAAGTTTGCTTGATTGCTTCATTGATTTCGTCCTCGGTTGCACCATCGCGCTTCATGCCGCGCTTGAATGCTTCAATCGGGTCATCATTATCATAGACCGTTTCGGCATGGAAATCGACCAGCGCCTTTTCGCGGTCGCTCAGGTCATCGTAGCCAATGGCGTCGTTCTCTTCCTGTTCAGCCTGCATTTCTGCTTGTTGCATTGCAGCATCAGGCGTCATTACAGCATCGCCGCCTAGTTCTCGGCGGAATGCTTCGATGGCATCGTTCTTGGTTGCGTCCTCAGGGAAATATCCGTGCTGCTTCAGTTCTTCCAAGACGCCATCGAACGACATGCCGCCTTTCTTGTGCAGCGGCATGTTGAAGCCAAGCGATAGCGATTTAAACGATGGCTTTGTAAGCTGACCTTTGTTTTTGCCGCTTTGAATGACTCTTCCATTGTGACGAACACTAATGTCTTTTTGGTCGAATCCGTTGCTTGTCAGTTCTTGCGTATCCATGCCGCCAAGTTTGGCGATGGCCTGGAACAAAGTGTCTTTGGTTGAGTCGATTTCGCGACGGTTCGGCTTTGCCTTTGGCTTTGGTTGAGCCTCATTGTTTGCAGCGCGGCGCATTACTTCGCCATCCCACAAGCGGCCATCGGTCAAAGAGTATTGCCCGCCAACGGCATCAATCTTTACCAGCTTGTTTTGGACGAAGTGATCCCATGCTTTACCGGCGTCTTCTTTGCTCAGTCCGAACTGCTCTTGAACGCTGTCAATGAAGTTGTTTGCTGCATTCGCTTGGCGTTGAGCTATGCCAGATGCGCCTTTGGCGATACCAGATTTTCCGCCTACGCCGATACCAGCATCAGCATTTGTAACAGGCGCGGCGTTTGGTGCCGACTGTACATCAAGACTCCCAAGATACTCTTGAATCGGAACCGCCTCATACTTGGACGTGTTCAGCGCATCAACCTTTTTCCGGTCGAATGTCTCCATGACCACTTCGCCGGTTTCCTTGTTGCGGATAACCCAACTTGAATCACGGTTAAGGCTAGAGTCAGATTTTACTTTTGCTCTTTGAGGTGCGGCGTTCTTGCGCTGCTGATATTCGGCCTCGGCTTGAATCGACTTCTCAATGACTGCTACGGCATCATTGGAATCCATGCGCTCCTTAATCCAAAGCGTGTTATCTCGAACAGCCTCTTCAATGCTCTTGTATTGCGAGTCTCCAAACACGCCATTGTCGGTATATCTGGTTACTTGAATCATTCCTTCTTTCTGTGCAGAAGGATGGATAACAACAAAATTCCCGTTACCTGTTGAATAAGTTGGCGGCACGCCAGATGCAATAGCTTGTTCGGCATCTTTTGTGACAAGGCTAATCAATTGCCCGTTCAGGTCCGATTCGATACGCTCAAACGGTTTTGCGGTTTTCAGTTGCGCCTGAAGCTGCTTGATTCGTGCTTGAGGTGCGGCGCCTTGTTCAATCCCATCTTGCGGAGCATTCGTTTCTTGCGGCGCTTGAGCCATTTTGACAGGTTGGGCAGCACGACTATTCTCCGGTAGATTGAACTGCGTAGCGGTCTGCGGTAGCGGTCTGGTCGTCGTCGGCTGCGCTTTGGTTGCCATGCGGCGCTGCAAATCCGCAATGGCAACTTGGCGCATCTTCGGATTGGCGTTCTCGTTCTCGGCAATGCGTTGAACCTGTTCGTCAGAGCGCGTGCGCATCAGGCGCTCAATGGGCGCAAGTTCTGCCTGTGCGGCTTCATCGGCAAGCATCTGCTGCTCGATAGCGGCGCGCTCCGGATGCACCGGCATCTGCGTTGCGCCGGTCTGGATGCCGGTCAGTGCAGCCTTGGAAAGTGCGCCACCTTGGGCAGCGGAACGTACTAGGTCTTGCGTGATAGCAGCGTGTTGCTGCGCTTCTTCTTCGGCTAGTTGGTCTAGGCGTGTCGTAGCCTGTTGGTTTGCACTGGAACGCATAGGCTTGGCGCGTTCGTTGTCAGCAATCTTAATCTGAGAATCAAGATACTCGCCCATCGTGTAAGGCACTTCGTTTTGATTTGCATCAAGACGGATACCAATAGGTTCATTGAATGCTGCGACAAGATCAGCCTCATATTGTTTGCGGCCCTTGTCATCCATGCGGGTAGCGTCGAGGCCAAGCATGGTATCAATGCGTTGCTGTACGGGAACAGGGTCAGAAGTGAGTGATACATCGGGCGGGATAGTCGGAGCGTCTTGTGGTGCAGTCTGGTCTGCCTTGACGCCACGTAGCGGGCTTGTGGCGGCTTGATAAATCTTCTGGCCGGCATAGGTAATGCCGCTTTGTCCAAGCGACGACAGGGCTTCAAGCATGGCGCCCTTGGTATCCCAATCGCCGGTTGCAGCGCCTTGTCCAAGATATTCACCAGCGAATTCCCCAACAGGCTCCAGCGCACCTACGGTTGCATTACGGGCGAGTGCTTGAACGCCTTTCTGCGATGCTTGATAAATCGGGTCAGCAAGCACCCTTGCGCCAATCTGTTCGCGTGCAGCAGATACAGCAGCCTTGTCTGCCGCGTTGATACCCAAAGAAGCAATAGCTCTATCCGTAGCGGCATTGACCGGAGCGCGCAGCATCTTCCCGCCAATACCCATCGTTGCGGTATCGACCGCGCCAATGATGCCGCCTTTGATGGCTGATTTTCCGAGAACGCCGCCCGCGTCTTGCTCAAGGAATGAACGAACAGCATTGGTATCCTGCGGATTGATGCCTGCGCCACGGATAGCCCGATCAACTTGCTCGGCAGATTCAGCAGCCGTATTTCCTGTTGCCGCGCCAGCAAAGGCACCGCCAACCGTACCAACTGGTCCAGCAAGCGAACCGGCGGCACCACCAGCCAACATTCCCGCCATCGGCATGACCATGTTCGGGATTTGCTCGACAATTCCACCGCCCATTGCTGACAGGTTTTTTCCGGTCGCCTGCAAGGCGGCAATACCAGTTGGAGCCTCGCGCCAATCTTTTGCAAACTCTCCTGCTACGCCTTTGATACCACCAATGACGCCATCGCCTTTTTCCCATGCAGCCATCAACTCATTGCCTTCCGGCGTTCCGGGATTGGCGCGTTGATAAGCATCGCGCTCGGCAGCGAGTTTTGCGGCGCTCTCATAGTCGCCGGTAGTCAATGCGCCAAATGTCTTGCGGGCGCTATTGGCTTGTGTCAGGCCACGGACTAAGGCGTTATCTTGTTTCTTTGGCTTCTGGTTAGTAGAAAAATCAGCCCACGGTCCTGATTCTGTTTCACTGTTTTGTGCGAACTCTTCCCACGGTCCAGCCATTATGCTTTCTCCCAAGATGCCTTATCTGCCGGATTGCCGCCCTTGAATCGGTATCCGCCGCGAACGTCGCCAACAGACGGGGCGCCGGATTGCTGCCCATCTTCCTGAACGCGCCGGCCAGTCTGCTGATCGAATACATAGCTCGGGCGGCGAATCTTGCTCATGCCGTCAGGCCCAATTTCTTCCCCGCCCTGCACAGTGATGTAACGGTCAGCGTTCGGATTCTTTCCGGTCAATGCCTGAAGCGAAGCCAGCGCATTCTTGTCGCCAGCGATTGCTTTTCCTTGAAGGTCAGAAATGCGTTGCGCCTGCGTCAGTGACAGTTGCTTGGTCTGGTTGTCCAGCGGATTTCCTTGCAGGCGCAGCAGTTCATTCTGCGCATTCAAATCCTGTCCGCGCATGGTTACTTGGTCACGGTTGCTTTCGCGCTGCGCAGCGACTCCGGCATTCTGGCGGGAAGTTTCGTTGTTCATTGCGGCAACGTCACGATGGCCGTCTGAATTCAGCAATGCGCCAATGGCCGCCTGGTTTCCGCGAGTGGCAAGTCTTAGCAAATCATCTTGGCGCCAACGCTGCGTTTTCTCGGCGTTCGCCGCTTCCACGCCGCCATCACCAAGAATGCCAGGAGCGTATCCGCCAGCCGGAATATCCTTGTCTCGATTGGCGATCATTTCCCCCGTAATCTTGTTCGCATTAGCGTAGCGGGAGAGTCCTTCATTCACAGAGGCCGCATCGCCGCCGATCATCTGATCTTTCAGCCCAACAACGGCTTTCTGCGGATCAATGTTGGTGTAGAGCGGTGATGTTTCGGGTGACGTGACCCGCTTAACTCCATCTTGCGATGTCGGATTGACGGTGTAGTTTCTGCTACCTTCGGTGAATTGGTTATCAACGATGGCGCCTGGATTTTGCTTGGAGATCGGAGCAGGAACGCTACGGCCCTCATTTCCGTAGTTTAACAACACGCCAGCAGACAAAGGGTTGCTTGCGTGCGAAGGAACTTGGGCCGGCGCTTGTGCTGTGCCGTTTTGTCCGACAACGCCATATTGCAGGGCAGACTTTACTGGATCATTCATCACGCCAGCAGAGGTCGCTTCGGCGCGCCGGCCACGCTCCATTTCAAGCCCGGTGCGATTGTCGGCGGACGAAGCGCCGGCATACCAAGGGCGAGGACCGTCATTCGACGGGCTTACAGAATTCTGTGCAGTTGCCACCGGAAGCGAACCAGACACCCGGTCAGTTTTTGTCGGCAGGCCTCCGTTGTCGTAAATAGTCGGCGCCTGTCCTGCGCCCATGCTGATTGCAGGAAGACCAACATCCTTGTAGATTCCACCCTGCGCTGCCGAGTTGTTGGTGCTGAGTGACGGGATGGAAAGAGTGTTTCGCGTGGCCTGCATTGCTTTGGCGTATTCATCTGGATTGTTGTCTAGCGACCATCCGCCCGCTGCTGCCTTCTTGCCACCCTTGATCGTCGGGCCAACCGGCTTGCCGGTGCCCGCCTCGAAAAACGCATCGACCGACTCAAAGCCCATTGCCTTCGCCAGTCGTTGCAGCAACTTGTCCTGCTCGTGGGAAACAATGCGCTCCTTGGTCGATACCTTGATCGGCTCGCCAGTATCTTCTACCTGTGCGTCGATGCTGTCCGAGGTCGGCGTGCCGATACCTTTGATAAGACCGCCATTGGCGTAACCAGACGCCTTGTCGATCTGTTTCTGGCGATTGCCAAACAAATTCAGCGCATCGCCAATCAGTCCCTTGGAATTCTGTTTCTGTTCCGGCTGCGGTTGTGGTGCCGGTTGGGCGACGGGCGGCGGTGCCGGTTGAGAGTTTCCGCTGACGCCATACTTGGCATTCATTTCTGCAATCAGTTGATCAGCCTTGCTGATCTGACCACCATCGGCGAAACAGGCTCTTGCTTTCTTCATCGCGGACTACTCCAGTCAATATGTTCGGAGAGTACGATAACCCCTCCTGATTCCGCCATCTGACGGATTTGCAGATAGGGCAAATCTAATCAATAAGCCAGCATTCATCAGGATTTGAAGAAACAAAAAGAGCGCCGAAGCGCCCTCTTGTATATCCACTGATAAGGTTAAACAGACTGCGACACACTCTTACTGTTCGACACGCCAAGCGAAGTCTGTGCATGGATGTTGTTGAATAGCGAGGTCGCCATCTGCGACATGGTTTGAACCTCCGTCAGAATGGCCTTAACCCACTCCGTGACCATCATCATTTCGGACTTTAGGTTCTGTGTGTTGGTATCTTGTGTCAGGTCGGCGTTGTGCTGCGTCCCTTTATAGGTAAGCTCTGCTGCGCCGGTGCGGGCGTTGTAGTACGAAGAAACAGCAGAAATCAGCTTGCTCTGCGCGTCGTATCCGATAGGAACAAGTTTGCTGGCAATATCTGGCCCAAGCGCCTCTACCTTAACGTAGTCAAGAATCGCCTTGAGTGCCATGTCGCGCAGAGAAAGAATTTTCTCTACAATCCATTTCTGCATTTCGACCGACATGATAGCGATCTTGCGGCTTGACTCTGCGGTAAGGTCTTGTGCCTTCTGCTGGATTTGTAGCGTAGCACTCAGCGCGGCGTCGGGTGGAAGCGGGAATCCCCGTGCGGCGAACTGCGATAGAACCGCGTCACTTGCGCGGTTTGCGTCTGACAAAATGCGGGCTGCATCGTCACCCCATATTTGCGCAGCAACCGTTGGCGGTAGTCCAACATTCGGGTTTGCAATCGCTGCGGCAAGCCAATTCTCAGCAAGGGTGTATGTTGCGTTCTCCGTTGGGAAATACGCTGCAATGAAGCTCGTCCGTTTTGCGTCGAACAGGTTGATAAGGTTGGTGTATTGAGTCGTGAATTCGTTGTAAATATCAGTGGATGTGACCGACGAAGGAATATTTACCAGCGGCTCGGCTACGGTTGCCGGGGCTAGTGTCGTGTTGTTCATCGTCGGGGTGTTCAGCGTGTTCTGAAGGTCCGAAACAATGTTCGAAATCTTGTTCATAACGTTCGTTCGGTTGTCGAGGCCGAGCGCCCATGTTGAATTGACCGCTGCTTCGAAGGCGATCACACCTGCATTTTCCATTACCTCCGGTGGAAGGTCGGCAGCAAAGTCCAGTGGGAGTCCGTAGGGCATGTTTAAATCCTCCTGCCGGATTCAACCGGCGCAAAGCTGGCAGAGGCCAGCGTGAAGTCTGAACCTTCTGTGTTGTAAATTGAAAGGTCGTACCAGTTGGCGCGCAGCCCTTTTCCCGGATCAATACGATGCGTCTTGATGCCGTCGCTGCATGATCGTGCTTCGTAATAGTACAAATCATCTTCTGGCGTCGTGACGCGCAACTCCATTGGGGTTTTTGAAGCGCATCCGACATAACAAGCCGGAAGATGTTTAAGGTTCTCTACGCCAAAGTTATTTTTCCCGAGCGAGATATGGCCTTCGATTTTTGCCGTCCCTCCTGCCAATAAACACATACCAGCAGGAACGGTCACGTATCCACGCGAAGCCGATGTTACGGGCCAGCCAGAGTACCTTGATACGGCCTTGGTCTTGACGTTCACGCACCAGCCGCACGAAACAACCTTGCGATACTCTTCTACGTCTTCTTCAACCACGACAGAAACCCCGGAAGCCGGCGGAGTCTGCTTGACGGTTTGCGCCATGATCTCAGTAACTGACCCGTTGATGTCTGCAAAGACTATTCCGCGCGCGCCGAACCAACCGACGATTAGCGCATCCGGAGCGACGTTCTCGATGACGAACTCAGTTCCAGCCACGCCGCCGTAATGAAGGATAGCGCGCATTTCCATATCCGGTCCAATCTGTCGTCCAGTCATGAAGTATGTCTTTCCAGCGGACACATAGACGCCGTTCTGATTCCCGATGGCAATTCCGATGTCACTTTCGAACGGAACCCGCTTGTCAGTTTTCAGGCAGTACCCTGGCTTGTACGGGATGCCGTAGTACAGGTCTTTCCCGCTGACTGAGCAAAGCTGTCCATTGAACAGGAATAGTCGTGTCCCATTGGGCAGCGGTTCCTCGTCCTTGAATATTCCTTCGCGTAACCTAGTCGGCTCTGCAACCACATCAACGATGGTTGTTCCGACTGCATAGCTGCCGATCCACATTGGTATCGAGCCATTCACTGTCGAGAAATAAACGTTGACGTGCGTAGCGCCAGGGGATGTTCCGGGAAGCGTGATGCGAACGCCGCCAGCAGTAGGAACCGATAGGTTGCTAGACGCTGATATTCCGCCCTCTTCGCCAGTCACGCTATTTGAGTAGCTGACGCTAACCTGATACGCGCCTTCATAAAGCGCCCCAGGTATCATCGTACAGGTCGGCGCGGTCGGCGTCGCAAGCCCCATCGGATACGCAATACCCCCGATGATCTTTCCGGAATCTGTTGCGCTGGAATAATAGAGTTTGCCGTCGTATTCCTGCCACGATACCGCTGCGCCACTTGTAAGAACGAGAAACAGAGTCTCGGAATAGGAAGGTGCCAACGTGACCGCATACATCGCCGTGCCGCGCACCAGATATCCGTCCGTGTCCGTCAGCATGTAGAGCGAATGGGCATCGGTCATCGCCTGAACCTGAAGCAGATCGGCGCGACGTGACACCCACCCTGAATTGTCGATGTCAACGTTTTCTGCGTCGCGCAGCCAATCCCCGTTTTCAGTAGAAAGCGACGTGTCCGGCAGGTAGTGGTTGATCCCGAGGAACGGGCCAATGGGTTGTGTATTCATAGTTTCTTTCTCGTCCCAACGAATCCAGTTCCGATTAACGCCGTTGCGGGTAATATCGTATAGACGCCGCCGATAAAACGCCCCTCAAGATTTGTTGGGTCGTAGTAAGTAGAGTCTACCGCATTGTTCAATGAAAACTCTTTGCTTATCGGGTTCCACGAAATGCCGGCACGAATCGGATCAGCGATGTATTTTTCTCGGTTCCGATTATTCGTGTCTTTTGCCCAATCCGAATACGTGTTGACGTGCCAAAACATTTTTTCATTTCCAGGAAATATCCTAAGCTCCTGTCTTCCAAGCTCGAATACGTCACCTTCTATGGAAATGGCGCAGTAAAAATACCCCTCTCCATAATATGGAACAGGATTACCAAAATGCTTCTCTGCTTGCAGCCACGCGCCAAATACGACGCAGTTGTTGGTTACGGCGACAGCATGAACCTGGTCGCCTAGATAGTGCACCACCCCGATAGAACTTATATAGTCTGCGCTATTCGACAGCATTGATGCAGGAGAGGCCGTAAGCGTCCCTGATGGGTTGTCCAAATTTATAAAGCAAACAAGTGTTTCGTTGGCGAAAACTTCCCCTCTTTCAATGTAACCACCACTGCCAGAATCATACTCGTATCGTTGCGTACAGTAGATAATCCTGCGCTCCCCGTTGTACCCATATCCAGCCAGTATTGGATAGAAAGTACCGCCTTCTCCGGTTGGTGTTGTAAGCGTTACTACATACGGTGCCATGTAGGCATCCGGGACGCCTATGTGTGCCGAGCTTGCTGTAATCTGCCCTGTGCTTCCTTCTGCGCCCCAATCAAACAGAATCGCGCTATCGACGTGCAGAGTACCATCGTAGGTTGCCTCGAACTCGATTATCAACTGACCTTGTGGGTCAATCGGGTCAGCAGGGTGCTCAATGTTCCAGTTATTCTGCGTCGGCCATATTCCTGTCATCGTAAGAACAGAATGTATAGTGTCCGGAGTGGTATTGAGTGTTACGTGCTGCCCATAGACGCCCTCGAATGTCAGCGTCTTTAGTACAACGTCCGGATTCTCTGCGTCGAACACCTCGACCATTGTGTAGCTCGGTGAATATAGATAGTGCGAATCACAACTCCATGTGATTCTCACTTCGAGGACAAAAAAGTTCTTCGTTCCATTGTGCAGGAGGCCGCATGGCCAGCGCAAGTACCCGGCTTTCACTGACGACTTGGGAAACGGGCAGTAGTGCCTGTCTCTGCCGTACAGAAGAATGTCTTTCTTTGACCACGGGAACCGGACAAGGTAAGTATCGCCCTCTGCCGCCGGCAGCGAGAAGTTCTTCAGCCCGTTGACGTTTGTCGCGGCTACGTCGACTTCAGGCGTGGCCGATATGGAGTCGGTGAATAGCGCAGCCCCGAGTTGCTTTCCGTATCGCTCGTTCGGGTTGGTGCGCAGCATGGCCTTTATGGTAGGAAGCGAGCCTCCGAGTGCCTCTTGTTTTATGAGGAAATCCGTGCACGGTTTGGCCTCTGCCCCGGCGCACTCGGTAATGAACTCTGGCATGCCGTCTTTTGTTTTTAGCCTCGTCACGCAACTGTCGGGCTGAAGCCACATTTTCGTTTTGAATGAATTGCTACCGCCTACATTGTCCAGCATGCCGCGCTCTTTCGACGCGCCAATACTCGGCCCGGTACGACTCGGAAATAGATCGCCCTTGTTATCGTCGTCGTATTTACCCATGAGTAACTACCTCCGTTTTGTTGGTTGTTACGAATATCACCACGCCTGTATTTTCACGATCTGTTCGCTGATAGTTGAGCGATGCGCTCCCGTCTAATGGAACCGCCCCGGACACATGCAGCGCGCGGGGCGATATATGCCAGAACTCGGCGACTCCGTGAAAAGCAAACGAGCCATAGGCATTTATCGCTACGGCGTGCTTGAATTGTGCTGCACCGTATAGCGCAACCTTTCCGGATACAGATAGTGCGCGCCCGGCATAAAACGCTGCCACGCCCCCGAGCGGAACCTTGCCAGATACGGATAGTTTGCCGCCGACATTGAATGCCCCTATGCCGCTGAGTCTAAACTTCCCGTTGGCGGACAGGATGGCCGAAGAAAACAGCGTCGCCCCGCCACTGATCTTTATCTTTCCCGAGGCGACCAAAACAGGATCGCTGTAAAAATTGGCTACGCCAAAGAGGGGCAAGCGACCAGAGACGGTTAGCGCCGACTCTACAGCCAGTGATGCGCTACCTCCGAAGACAAACTTGCCTGCAACAACCAGCGCAACCGGCACATCGAACACCGCGCCGCCACCCAAAAAGTAACCGTCACGAACAGAGAATATCGGCGTCCGAACGATTATCACCGCACCGCCAAGCGGTATGCTTCCAGAAACGGACAGATTCGCATCGGAAAGCAAGGTCGCCGCACCACCAAGCGGCATGCTGCCGGTGGCAGTCAGTATGCACGCCTCAAACAGAGTTGCGTAACCGCCAAGCGGGATGCTGCCAGATACAGTTAATGCCGCAGACGGCGACGTGAAACTGCTACTGTGGAGCGTAAATTCGTGTTCCGTTGATGAATCACCAGACTTAACCTGAAGCCCGCGAACGGTTGTCCAATCCACACTTGACGTATCCAGAACAACGGTCTTTGTCCCGCCGCCTGACATATCCGTACTCTGCCCGACAATTGCCGTGAAGTATTCATCTACAAGCCCAACCCACCCACCAGTAGACGATGTTGTCGGGGTTTGGCACGACACGTTAACGGTTAGCTCGTCTGCTCCGAGGCCGTCTATCCATGTGTTTACCCCGGTCGCTCCAGTCTCTCCGGACGGTCTGAACACAACGCCGGTACTGAAGTAGAAGTCCGCAGAGCCGCCAGTAAGCGGGCCAGTGAAGTTTCCACTGGTCCAGCCCGCTACCTGATAATCATTCGTGTAGATTGTCGGCATGCCGCTCTATGCCAGTCGTTACGCAGTAATAACGATGCTCGGCGCAGTAATTGGGCCGCCAATCACGATGCTTGTGGTGTTCATCTGGCCGAATCCGCCGCCGCCGGTAGTGGTAATGTCGATGTCGATTACCGCCACCCCTGCGCTATCCGCAAGCCGCGCCCATGTGGCCGTGCCCGTGGCATCTGCCGCAGCGTCCATCGTCACAGCGCCGAACGTAAGCGTGCGGCCAGCTACCGTACCCGCTGGATCAGAACACGTTAGGGTTCCAAGCAAAACCTGGGAAGTAATTGCCGTGTCAGGATCGGCTGGAATTGTCCCGGTATATAGCTTTATTGTTGCTGCGCCAGACCCAAGATTTAGGTTGTCATTAATTGATGTAAGCACATCTCCCGCAGCTTCTGCTGATAGCCTGATAATCGCCATGATATTGCTCCTTATTAAATCAAATTAAAAATATTACGGACTGCTTACGCAAAGCTAATTCATAGCTACAGATTTTCTGCGCTGTGCTGAAACAGAAAGCCGTTTTGTTAAAACTTCTACACTTGATTCTTTACTCAAAACTTCAGTTACATTTTCCCTGCTTGAAACCACAACACTTTGAATCTGCGTGAAGACATGGGCTTTTATTACTTTGGTTGCTTGCGGCAAACCCGCCAATGCCGGACGCACAATGTTTGCTTGTGCGGCATTCGCTATGGTTATTAGGTGCGTCTGGACAATTGCAGAAGCACTTGCAATCGAATCAATCGCAACCGGCGCAGAAACAATAAGGTGTACTTGTATTGCCGATAATGATGATGCGGAATTTGCTTGAGTCGCGCTATTGATGGCTATGTAATGAGAATTATCAATAGCGGCACTGGCGGCTGATGCGTGGTTATTCTGCGATGAATCAGCAGCGCCAATCAGATGCGCTTGACTCGCTGAAACTTGGGTTATGGAGTTTGCTTGAGTGCCGTTTCCAACAGAAACTTTATGCGACTGAATAATTGCGGACTGACTGGCAGAATCCGCATGTGTCACATTGGAAATGTGAATCCTGTGCGTCTGTGAAACAGAAACTACTGACGGCTGATTAACCTGAATTACATTGCTTGACGAAACAAATATTGCAGACGATTGCGTTACTGATGCAGGGGAAACGGAGCTTGATTGAGTGACATTTCCTGTCGCAATAAAATGCGCTTGTTTTATTGCGGCCTGGCTAGCGGAATTCGCTTGAACAACGCCAGCCGGAACAATCAGCGTTGCCGAAGACTGAATGATTTCCGCAGCGCCGGCTGTATTTGTCTGCAAAGCATTCGCAACAGTGACCAATGCCGTTGCTGGATGGCCTGCGGATTCCGCCGAGACTGAATTCGACTGAGTTACGTTTGCGGCAGCGACGCGATGCGTCTGACTTGCCGCCGCCGCAGAAGTCGCATTGCTCTGCGCCAAATCTCCCGCCGTGATGTATTGCGTATCACCAACTACTGTCAGTTCAACCAGCGTCGGAGAGCCAGTCGCAGCGCCTTCGACGCGCAGTTGATACTCGAAACTGTCCGTCCCGACATAGCCGGTATCCGGCGTGTAGATGAACGATCCGTCTTCGTCCGCAAACAATTCGCCATGCAGCGGCCAGGTAACGATTTCGCCGCTGATTTCCTTGTCGGCATCGGCAGGCAGGGAAATATCGTTGTACAGATAGCCCGGCCCATCGTCGCCCGTTGCGGCAATCTGCGAACCGAGCAGGCCAAAGCCAGGATCGCCAATCAGCAGCGTATCGGCATAGAATGGGCTGGTGTCAATGCGCCATACATGGCCGATTCCGGAAACTACATGGCCGGCACTTGCGCCACTGACTAAATTGGCTTGCGCCCCGCTGAAGATCGAAACCAGATGCGTCTGAGCAATGGCCGATGAACCGTCGCTATTCGCTTGCGTTACGCCAGCACTGAATATCTGGTGTATCTGATTAACGGCGGACTGACTAACCGTATTCTGTTGAACCGATGAATCCGACCCGACCAGGTGCGTTTGCTGGATTACTACGGCGCTTAGTGAACTATCCTGTACGGCATTGCTCGGAGACACAAAGGTTGTCGACGACTGACTGATTCCGCTGGCAGATACAGAATTGTCCTGCGCCGCCGAACTTGAGGTAATGAGGTGTGTCTGATTGATCGCCGCAGAAAAAGCGGCGTTTGCTTGCGATACGCTGGCCGAATAAATCGGGTGCGTTTGCCGTACAGCAGAATCAGAAACCGCATTCGGCTGGCTGGAATTGGCCGCTGCGACCAGATGCAATTGCATAACCGCAACATGGCTTGCAGAATTTGCCTGCGAAACGCTCGCAATTGTCGCGTATTGCGTATGGCTGATCGCCGCTGAACTTGAGGTGTTAGCCTGCGCTACGTCTGCGGTCGTCACTAGAACCGCAGTGGCTTGGCTAATCGCAGCGGAGGAAGCCGAATTGCTCTGCGCCACGTTGGCAGCCGTGACCAGTTGCCCGCCTTCATCTCCGACAATCAGATAACCGTCTTCCAGCGGATCGGTATCAACCCGAAGAATACGGTTTAGCTGTGCATGCGCCTGCGCCGGGCTGGCGTTGTTCGACTGCGCCACGCTTGCGGTAGTGATCTGGTGCGTCTGACTGACTGCGGCAGCGGAAGCGGCGTTGGACTGGTCCGTATTGCCCACTGCAACCGGATGTGTCTGTAATACACCAGCGGCTAAGGTGGCATTGGCGACCGCTACATTGCCGGCGGCAACAAGGTGTGTCTGAACAACAGAAACCGCTGATACAGAATTTGACTGGTTTACATTGTCTCCAATAACAAGCTCTGTACCGTTCAAATTATCGAATAAGGATTCATCAACCCAGCCGCTAGGCTGCGTCAGGCTTGAAAACCATCCTGACTGATCTAGAAGTTTATCGAAGTATCCTTTTGGCACCGCCATTCACATCACCAGCAATAGACAATGCAATAACCTGAACCGCCAGCGCCACCGTTGCCGCCAAGCCCGGGATTCATCCCCACGCCGCCGCCGCCACCTCCACCGCCGCCAGCACCGCCGTTGCCACCATCGCCGCCATTGGTCGAAGCCGTGATCGTCGTGCCGCCACCGCCACCGCCTGAACCGCCGACAGCAGAGTTAGCCGCGCCGCCGGAGCCGCCTGCCGTCGGGCTGGCACCATTCGTACCAACTGCGCCGCCACCGCCCGCCGTATAAGCGCCGGATTTTCCGCCTTCGCCACCAGCGACGATGGTTGGCGTCGCCGTATGTCCACCACCTGAACCGCCACCGCCACCGCCACGAATCGACGATCCGCCCTTTGACGACGCCACCGGAGGATTAGCCGATCCGGCGCCCGCGCCGCCGCCGTTTTCAGCATTGCCCGTCGTCGATACCGCAACCGTTCCGGTTACACCTTGCCCGCCTGCGCCGTTGGTTGCTGCCGTAGGAACTCCACCGGCACCGCCTGACGTTGTTCCAGAAGCGCCGGCACCGCCAGCACCGCCGCCGCCACCGCCGCCAGTGACCGCCGCTGAAATTGCGCCGCCAGCACCGCCGCCGCCGCCATAAGCCGTTAGGTAGGCACCGAAAGTCGAATTGCCGCCGATACCACCCGCGCCACCTGCTGCCCCCGCCGCGCCATTGGCGCCAGCCGTGCCGCCAGTGCCGATGCCGACCGACACGGTACTGGACAGATCAGCCGCAGCGAATACGCCACGCACCCAGCAGCCGCCGCCGCCACCGCCGCCGCCCTTGGCAACCACAGCAGTTGCCAGCGAAGCGCCCGCACCTCCACCGCCGCCTGCGCCAATGATTTCAACAATGACTACCTTGGGCGTAAATGCGGTTGGCTTCGTCCAGGTGCCACCCGTAGTAAAAGTCTGCACGTCAGACTGCGCCGCCAGATTCGAGCCAACCTGCGACCCCGAGGCATTAAGGCGTTGCCATCCGGAACCATCAACATAAACAATGGCTTCATCCGGCGCCAGCGTCCCTTTCCACAATGTCTGTTCGTTCGTGCCGTCAGTATGGTTAATTGTTATGAGGTTCGATACAGAGGCATGTGAATTGCGGATAGACAAAAGCTGTAACGTGCGGATCGTATTTGCTGCCGGACTTGCGACAACCGTAGTTGTCGTGTTGCTAGTTATGTCGGCTGTATTGGTACGTCCCGGTGTAACAACTCCTGTTGTTGTCAGCAGGTCGGCCCAAGTTGAATGCGCTTCAATCGTTCCTGATGCTGAGGTAATTACCTTGATTAGATCGGATGTGGATGCGAGATTGAGCATTTCTTTTCCTTTAGGTTGCCGTCAGCACGGGCAGGATTCGTCCATAGGTAGCGTGGCTCGGTTCCAGCGCATAACTGGTGCCGGCAACGATCAGTGCATCATTGACGGTCAGAACGCCAAGCGAACTGGTCGTCAGCCCGGTGACGCGCACCACCAGAGCGCCGGTCGTCGGGTTCTTCACATCAACCGTCCATCCGGAGATGTTCGCCAGCAAGGTACGTGTGTTGTTCTTCAGTGGGGCAGTGGTCAGGATTCCGTTCGCGGTCGCCTGGTAGACGGCAGCACCAGATATGGAATTGGCCTGCGTAACGTTGGCGACAGTGACATTCTGCGTGGAGCCATACGCCTCCACATTCGGATTATCTGCGCCGTCGTAAGTCAGCGTGCCCGTGGCCGAGAGCGAAATGCCGCCCACCGTTACCGTGGCATCCGAGGTCAGCGGGGAGTAGAACTTCAGATTTGCTGCCTGAACCGCCTGCGGATTCTTGCCAGCGCCAGCGGTCCCGCCGTTGAAAAGCTCAGAGACTTGCGCCGACGTAAGTTCTTTGTTCCATACCGCAGCGTGCGCCAATCTGGCCCGACAATACCAATCAGCAGTGGAGAATCCGCCCTTGCCGATTCGGACGCTATCAACAAGGTCACTAAAGTATTCAGTCGGTGTGGTTCCGTGCGTGTAGGTTGAGACTGACCCGCCTGTGATTGCGGTATAGACTTTTGGCGCAGCGTTTTGCTTAAAAGTTAATACCAGAAGTTGCCAGGCGGTCGAGTTTGCATTTGGACCTGCGATGATCCGATATTGTGAGTTTTGTGGGTAAACCCAACAATCTGCGCCGGTTCCGTTATGAGCTATGTCAATGACGTTCCAGTTGTCATCAAAATCCGGCCCAATACCCATGTAGGCTTGGGAATTTGATGTTCCCGAGTTGCGCTTAACCCAAACAGCCACAGACATTTCTGTGTTTCCTGTCCCACCTGAGAACCCGGTTCCGGTCAGGTACTCATTATCAGCATCAATTATTAATGACATTTATTTACCCTCAAGAAAGCACCCATGCCGATCTTGGCGCATGAGCTATTGCACCGCTCGCGCCGTCCGGATTGCCACCCATAGCGAAATATTGGTCGGTTGCTATTTGATTTGTCGAAACGCTGTTTGTAACGAAATCAAACGGGAGTTGGACGGGAATCCACGTACTTGTCTCAACGCTGGTCAGGCTTCTCCACCAAGCACCTCGAATGTCACCGCCAAGCCCTGATGCATCCAGATACCAAAAGAGTATTCCTCCCTTGTATATCCTGATGTACGCATGGTCAGCGTAGGTGTAATTAAGAGCAGGTGTTAGCGGATTGCCCATAACACGAATCGGCAAAATGTAAGACGGTCCAACGCCATCATATAAAGCCGGCGTCGCCCTTGTGTCTATTTGCACCAGATCGCCGGTCGCTGGCCTAATGAAATACAAGTGTCCGGTTGCTGGATCGACTGTAAAGGCTTGATGCCCGTAACCGAGATATTGCAGATCGCCATAGTTAAAGTACGATCCATCCGCTAGCTTGGCGCAAGTAAATGGCCTCCATGTTCTCGTGGCGTGGTCAATAGCGAACAGGTGGAATCCGCCACCAATAATTATCCTGAATTGTTTTCTGGCGACCGGATCATAAGCATTGCCGCGGTTGCTTTCTCCGCCATACAGTTTTGCCAATACGCTGTCACCCCATCCATCCCTGTGTGTTACCGTAAGCTGCTCAACGGCCCATACCCCGGCTATCGGGTCAAAGGTCATTGCCTCATAGGCTTTCCAACGCGACAGGGCGTTGAAATGCGTCATCATGATACTCTTGCCGTTGGTGTCGTATGTCCCTGAATACAGGGAATACAGGTTTGCCCACTCGGCATCGGTTGGCATGTCAGAGCATGAGTGCAGATACGAAAGATTGCTCGACTGGCCCATCTGCCCGCCGCCCGGGAGCCACCAGAACTTTGCGTCAGTGTCGTCCCAAAACAATCCACCATCATCGGGGTTTATCGGCAGCACACCATTCGCGTTGCCGCTTGGGTCGGCGCCACACGCATTCTGTATTTGCGACCATGTGGATGTTCCAAGGTTGTACCTGAACATCTCCTGAGAGTAGCTATTTACAACATCCCCACCGATCATATATATCGAATTGTTCAGTGGGCAATACGCCAGATTGGTATGCTTGCTGTTCGTTATGTCGAACCCTGCATTGCTGGTAAAGCCAACAAGGACTTTGGAGAGCGTTACTTCAGGAGGAGAGTCTCCAAGCGATGCGCGGTAATAATTTCCGCCGTAAAAGTCGAGCAGGTACAGCGTGTTCTTCCAGTAATGCAGAGGCTCACGCCCAAGCGCAGCCGACATTGCCAGCATGTTCGGCGCGGAACTAATTGAAAGCTCGGTCCAAGAACTCAAGGCGCCAAAATAGCTGACGAAGACCCGGACCGGGGAGCCGAGCACGGCACAGAATAAACGCCGTCCAGCCCTATCAACCTGAATTACATAATCCTGCGTCCCTGTATTGGCAACAGGTAGAGAAACAGCAGCAACCTCCCCGGAGGCGTGGTCATAGGTGAAAATATTGAAATTGGCATTTACATTATTGACCAGCACATAAAGGCTACCCTCCAGCAACTTAATCGGAATCCCGTTGGCTGCATTCCCTTGCGCTGCGGAACCCGTTGCAGCATTCGGCGTGATCGACCTGACATACTGCCAAGCATTCCCGTTTTTATAGGTCAGTTCCGAAACTCTGAACACACCATAAGATTCGGAAATTCCTATAATCCCGCCAAGTTTTGCGCTGTAGTCAGAAATATCAGTGATGGGATTTCCTGTCGTCGGCGCAGAAAACAGCGTGTACTTGTGTGTGCTTTCGTTGTACTTAACGCTTCCGTGCCATTTCGCATCGGATGGACCATAGGCGGTCAGTGACGATACCGGATAGCCACTCCCATCCCAAGAAACAGGATAGGTCGTCGTGAGCAGATACCCCTCTTGGGGGTGCCATACGTTTTTGCAGTAGTTGTGGTAGGTGTAAGGCTCCCACTGGTCCCGCTCGCCAACAGAAAAAGCGGTGGCATAGTCCCGGTACATCGCCGGGGTTCCGCTGGTCGAATAGCCAATATCGCCCGCTGCTGGAACGTGAGGCCGGGCCAACTGTTCTACGGACAACGATGCCCCGAGAGTGATCTTCAGGATGTCGTTACCTGCATACCCGGAATGCAATCCACCGTGGTAATAGAGAACCCCGTGATCCGTTGGGGTCGGTCTTGAATACTCGCGGAATGGAATAATGGCGGCGGTAATCGCCGACCCAGCGTCAGTCAGCGACCTTGAAACGCCAGAGTCATAGCGTGGATTGCCGTCTGTCCCTCTGGTCGGGACGAACGAATAAGGAGAGACGGTAATCTGTGACCACACTCCAGACGGTATAGCAGGCGCCTGAAGATAGACAGAACTGGCAAGATTCGCTTGGCCCACATTCGCCATCACGACTTGGTGCAACGTCGCCCCACTGGAAACCGCAGCAGCACTGGCGATGTTCGCCTGCACCACGCTTGCTCCAATAGCGTACTTGCGGAGAAACTTCCCCCCGATGATGGGGGAATTGATTCTTCCGCTATACGACTTGGCGACCGGCAAGGCCATTAGGTCGGCTGATTGCTGGTGTAGGTCGGATTCGAGTTGAACTGCACCGGATTACCGCTGGTGATGGCCTGATCGCTCGATTCCGTAGTCACATACAGCACCTTGGAGGCGCCGGTCTGGACGAAAGCGACGTGCATACCAGTACCAGGATTCACCGTCTGCGCCGCGTTTCCGCCGCTCTTCCCGGTCAGCGTCGCAGTAAGGACGCGTGCTGCGCCATCAGCACCGGCCAGGGCGAAGTCACCCGTTACCAGCGTTGCCTCGGCAACCTTATTGGCGCCGTTGACCGTGGCGTAGACATTGGAATAGGCCGAGATAAGAATAACCTTGTCGCAATTATCCTTGATGTACTTCGGGCCTTGGTCGAGAACATCTGCGTGTGCATAAACTGTCATTTTGCTGCTCCTTAAAAATTATGTGGTTACTTCGCCAATTACCCGTACTGGGTCGTACTCTTCGTTGCTTGATTTGAACAACCTCAGTCGGACTACATCGCTTGGATCAAGCGTGTTGTGCATTTCGAGTTCGGCAACGCCCTTCTTTATGCTCATCGGGATCGCTGCGGTATCGACGGCCGAAATGCGTAGCGTGGTTTTCTTGAGCGCGTTATCGATGGTTGCAGCAATGATGTTCAATGGCGCAAGGCTGGATTGAGAAGTGGCCCAAACCGTGCCGCCGATCTTGTTCTTGAAGTCAATTGCCGGGGTGTAGTTGCTCAAGTCGCGCGGCGTCTTGAATGAAACAAACCCGCCACTCGTATAAGCCGGCCAAATCTTCCCGCTGTCATCTACTGGATTGACCTTGTTCAGTTCAATCGTATTGGGATCAATCACCAGGCATTCCTGCCGACCAACATCGTTGATCTGCTTCATTCCAATAACACCGTAGACTTCAGCCTGCCAGCCGTCAGGCATGCCATGCCCGGCAACCGTCAATCTCGGGGCGCCCGCAGCAAGTGAAATAGCCGTGATCGGCTTGCGAATGATCGGATCAACGCTCCAATACACGTCAATCTCGTAAGTCTTGCCGCGCTCAATCAGGATTTCTTTAAGCGCCATTACGCAACTCCCTTTTGCTTTTTGTCGTAGCTGCGCATGGCGCCAAGACCAAGAATTCCAAAAAGAATCTGCATGGTCAGATTGGTATCGATAACAGGAAACGCCCCGGCGTAACCAAACCAGACCTGTGCTGCAAAGCGCAGCAGCGGCTCAATGATTGCTGCATAGGAGAAAGCCAGTCCGCATGTCCAGCCAATGAACGGACGCCAACCGGCAATGAATGCGTTCGCGCTCGCCGCCTCGACCTTATTCACATCAACCTGGCCCTGCATCCGGTTGGTTTCAGCGGCATAGGCGTCGAGTTCGGCCTTCATGCGTTCTTCGTCGGACGTGAAAAGATCATCGGCCACTTTGCCGACCGTGCTGATAAGTCCGCCAACAACGGCATCGACTATCGGGTTCATGTTGCCTCTCGCAAGGTACGGTTGATCCAGCCAAGAAGAAATTTCGACTGGCTGCGGTCGCGGGTCACAATGTCTCGATAGCGCGTTATCTTTGCCAGGGCGTAGTAGGCGACAAAGATAGAACTGTCGATGTTATTCAGCGCCACCAACGTCTTGGGTCCAATCACGCCATCTGGCGTCACCCCAACAACAATCTGCGCCAGTTTGATTGCGGTGCGCGGCCCGGCATTGACAGCGAAATCGAACAGGTTTGAAGCAATGGAAGGCGCAGCCACTTCATCGCCATGCACTGCATTCCAGAAATTGACACGGTAGAAGGCGCGCACCAGTTCGCTGGCCGGTATGTCGCCACGGTCAATATCTGACCATCCAGCCCAAGCCGGCCAGTGATTGCGGGCAATTCCGGCATAGGTTTGACCGCCTCGATCACCGGCTACGTTGGTCAGCTTGTAGCCGCCCTCGTTGGCAATCATGCGCTCGTAAGCGGACTGAAAACTGCTCACTTCACCACCTCCAACCAGACGGCGCTTCCGTTGCCTTCGGCAACCTCAAGCATGGCGAGAAGGCGGCTGAGAGCACCTTGTGATGGCAGGACACCATTGCGGCTGAGTACGCTACCCAAAACGCAGTCGCACTCGTAAGAAGCTCCAATCCACCCGAGGCCAATGGCATCTGGAAGAACTTTTCCATGAACATGCGCGTATTGCGTTGCGACCTCATAGCGTCCAGTTGGTAAATCGTTGCGTCCATTTCCGACTCCTGCCAGGCAAAACCGAAGGTTGTCGACGTAGAAAACGCCGTCTTTGATCGATAGGTTCACTCGTCTTCCATCTCAAGTTTCGGAAACGGCATGCGCCTTACCTTTTCCTCGATAAGTCGCAGATGCTTGTGCTTGTAGTACCAGTTGATACAGAAGGTGATGAAGGCGAAGAACAGACCGGATAACACCGCGAAATCATTGGCCGTCAGCCCGAAAAGAATCAAAGAACCGCTGGCCGTGTAGCTTGCTATTGAGGTTTTTGGGTCTGTCATCAGTTAGCCCCTACGTCGTAATACTGTTCCTGCGCCCAATGTTCGTCGAGCGGTCGGCTTTCTCCGAAGTTGCGTACAAACTCGGCTTTGTGTGCCTCTGATTTCTTTGGGTCGTACAGATCAAAATCCTGCACCGCATAACACCGATGCTTCGCCCAATCGAGCAGCATCAGGTGATAGTGTTCGCGGATTTCCGGCTCGTCTTCATCATCTACCATCGGGCCAAGCGGCTTGCGAACAACCGTCATTGATAGCCGGTCAGCAAGTCGCGTTGCCGGCCACAGGCGGATATATCCGGTCTGCCAGTCAGGAACAAAGCGGATTGGCACGCTGGCCTGATCTTCTTCCCAACTCGGTATCATTTCGTCCATTGCCCGAGCAACACACGGCGTCAGCGAGCGTTTGGTCGATGCGAGGCGGGCGCGACGGACGTAAATGATTGATGGATCAAGGTCGGCACCAGCATCCCCGGCGAACAGGTCGATTGATGTAACCGATGAAGTTGAATCCACCAGCAACAAGGCGCGACGCGCCGCTTCGACTTCCGACTCATTGATCCAGCGGTCAAGTTGCTCATCGGTGAAGAAATACTTCTTCACGTCATCCTTGATGTCGGCACGCAGTTGTTTGCGCAATTCGCCCTTGTTCATGCTGCCGCCTGCTCTTTCCAGACAACTGCCTGATATACGTCTGCCGGATCAATCAACCGCTGGCACATGGCCGCGCCGGTTTCCTTGTCTTCCTTGCAGAATTCTCGGGTGTAGTGCAGGCGGTGGCAGGGATAGCAATCAAGACCATTGGGCGCCAGGGCAATGGTGTTTTCCCAATGCTTCGTCAGGTTTTCGTGGGAACTATGCGAGAGCAAGACAACCTTGCGGTTATCCTCGAAGGCCACAGCATTCAAAACGCCGGTTTCGCAGCCGAGAACGACATCAACCTCTTTTGCCAGCGCCAGCGTGTCACGAATGCCAATCTCGCCGGAAAGACACACCACGCGGCTTTCCTTCTCCCATCCCGCTTCAAGGATGACGCAAGCCGCATCGCCAACAAGAAAGATTCGGCAATCCTGATTTTCAAGCAGGATGCGGGCAATCACTACATCCTGTCCGGGATAGAACTTATGACAGGACGATCCAGCCAGCGCCCACATCACGTTCAGACCGGGGCCAAGACGCGCACGGGCGGCCCTTGTCTCTGCTTCGGTCGGGTAGAACTTCGACTCGCTGGCATAGGGAACGCCGGCCAGCATCGATGAGAATTCAAGGTAGTTCTCGTCAAGCATGGCATGACGAACTTCATGCGGCCAGCCATGATTGGCCCGTCCCGGCATGGCAATCAAGGTGCCTTCGACCGACTCGCAGAGATTGACGAATTTATCGAACCGTTGTGAAACCACTTTCCAGAACTCGCTGAGTTCGTGGTTTGGCACTTGGTCATGGTCCTGAATGAACCAGTCGTCAATGTTCGGATCATTCTCGATGACTTCCTTGCCCTTGGGCGTAGTCATCACCGTGACGCGATAGCCTTGGCGCTTCAGCGCAGGAAGGACATTTGCCGCCTGGATCATGTCGCCGAAACCGCCGTAACGCACGACACAAGCGGTTTTCTGCTTGCCTTTCAGCGCCTTGACCATCCAGCTATTGACGTTGCTCTGTCCTTCAATCTTGCGAAAAACCAGCAGTTGCTTATCGTCTTCACGAACGATCAAGTCCCATCCGCCAACCACGTCGCGCATGGCGTCAATGATCTGCTTCGGATCATCCTGAAGATTGAGGACCAGATGCCCGCCGACCTTTACGCAGCGCCACCAGTCAGCAAGCGACTTGATGGCTTCGGCGTACTGGCTGCAATAGACCGCATCAACGCTGCCATCCTCAATGACCAGAGACAGATCAGACGGCGTTTCAACGCGGATGTCGGGCCGCACGCCCTCACGCGGCGTATCGACGCACAGGAAATGCGGATAGGCTTTTCCAGCAATGTCGAGAACAACCCCTCGGGTATATTCAACGACTTCGTACTTGATGGAGTTAGACGGATTCACCCGTTACCCCTTGCAGGTTGGCGGCGAGTTGGTCATCGACGGCAACAGGTTCGGCTTTCTTCGGGCCGCGCTTTTTCGGCGCAACAGGTTCGACTTCAGGCGCTTGGTCATCGACAGCCAGCGCATTGCCGTCAGCATCAAACAAGATTTCATCCTGAACGAATGCGGCGCCGCCATCGTGGCCCCACACTTCACCGTAACCGCGCGAACGGTCGAGTTTCTTTGTCATCATCGATCCTTATTTGTTAGCGAAACGGTCGGACGGCGCATCGCTATCCGCATCGAAACTGCCAAGACTGCCGGTGAAATCCGGATGGCTGGCCGACTCATTGATTTGCTCGTTGATGCCAAAACGGCGGGCCGAGTGGTGGTCGCTTGAGGCATCAATGCTGCCAAGTCGATTGGTCGCTCCGCCCTCATACGAAACGCCGTGCGAATCACCTTCGCAGCCGGTTTCCGTGCCTTTGTCGTCCAGGTTGCCCAACTGCCCGTTACCTACGCGGTTCAGCGCGGCCAATTCAGAATTAACGCCCATGATCGTTCCTTATCGCGTGTTGAAGCCGATAGGGCTAAGAAAGCCCTCGCGCTCGTAAATGCTGCCGTCCTTGGTGTTGCCTTCGTGGTCGGCTTCGATATTCATTTCTTCCGAGATGAACCCATGTTTGATTTCTGCCGAACTGACGCCGGTTTTCTGTGCGCCATAGAGGCCATAGGTGGCCTGTTCATTCGGGGTTTTCTGTGCTTCGGTGAATTCTTTGAGCATGACTTTCTCCGTTAGGTCGGATGCATGGAGTGTTACTCAACCCCTCCTAATCAGAGGTTGCCCATCCAGGTAGCTTGCGGAAGAAACTATGCGTACCGCCTGAACTGATACGCGCACAAAGCCGATGCTTGACCGCCAGTTCTCCAAGTGACTTACCCGAGTACAATGAAATATGTCCGTTGCGTGGCGCGGCATACCACCAGTCGGCCAGATCATTGCCATCGGATAGCATGGTGCTGGCGATCAACACGCCTTCTGGCGCAAGGTATGAGGCCAGATGCCGCATGACACGGTTCGGATCAGGCGCGTGTTCCAGCACCTCGAAGCAGGTAATCAGGTTGAACTGACCGGACGGCGCTTCCAGATGAATGAACGGGTCGTAGGCGGTCGAATCGAATCCAGCCTTGAGCAAGCGTTGCGTCAGTTGCCCGTCGCCGCTTCCATAATCCAGATGACGTATTTGCTTGCGCGCCCATGAATAGGCATAGATGATGTTCTTCGCCTGGCGCTCGGCCCTTATCCCGTCATACTCCGGATCGAACAGATGGTAGTCGGCGTTGTAGATGTTTGCGGCAAACCACCCTGGCGGCTTGGCGCACAGATCAGGCGCCCATGAAAATCCGCAATCCTGGCAAGCATGGTAGGCAATCAGGTCGCCACTGGCTTCGTCGTGGTCGCATGACTTGTTGAACGGAATGTCAGCAACATGGGCGGATTGGCCGCTACAGATGGGGCATGTCATGGCCGAATGATTAGCCAGCCCCTCATGATTTCAGGCGATAAAAAAGGGGCCGAAGCCCCTTTGTCTGCTGAGATACTTGCTTACGCAGCGGAGTCCCACTTAATCACGCGGGCTTGGGATGCCGTGCTATGCACTAGTCCAAAACCGCCCAAATAATACCAGGCGATACCACGCGAGCGGCCATAGTCCTGCGGAATCATCCCGCGCATCTCTTCCGGCACAGCAATACCTTCCGCGACGGTATCGGCGCCGAAGAAGTAGGCCCAGTTCGACTTGCCATTGACGAAGGTTGCCTTCGCAATGTTGGTCTGCTCGATGAAACGGGTGGATTCGTAACGACCGATTTCCCCGTTCATAATCATCTGGAAACCTTCCTGCACATACACCTTCATCGACTCCAGGTCGTTCTTGAAGGTCCGCAGCGTGGTCGGGTGGGCGATGGCAAAGTAATCGTCGCCTTCATACGGAGGAATGTTGCGTTCCTTCATGGTATCGACGATGTTCTTGACGTGCGCCTTGCCCAGTGCCACGTTGTTGGTGCCGGTGACGGTGCCGTTTGTATAGAGCGTGATAGCTGCCGTATCGGTGCCAGCGGTCGGGATGACGCGCAACGGGGTCGCGTTGAACTGGTCGTAAGCGGCTTGATCGAGCGCCTTCTTGGCGTCGTTCTTCAGCACCTTCTGCACGATTTCACGCACCGGATGCTCGGACAGATCGTCCAGCTTGCCGGAGTAAGGGACCGAATTACCGTACTCGGTAATGGTCATCGTACCCTGGACGATGGTGAAGTTGCTTTGCGGGATTGCCGTGCCTTCCGTCAGCACCGTACCCTGCGTGGCGATGTTTTGATACACGTTCCAGTGGAAGGTATCACCCTTGCCCTTGCCTTGAACGGCAGCGTCCTTGATGTCAGCGAACTGACGGAACTTGACCAGCGGTTGCAGCGCCATGCGCAGCACCTTGGACAGATTCGGCGACCACATGTAACCGCCGAGCGAATTGGTGAGCCATACTTGACCAGCCATGATAGAACTCCTTCAGATTATCCGGTTTGTCGAGGCAGCGATTGCCCCAAACGTCTTGCCGCCATTTCCTGAATCACGGAGGAATGGTTGTCTTCTTCCGGACTCAATGCGGGCGTGACGGCGGTGCTGGAGGCAGAACGAACGGGTTCCAGCCTCTCCTTGTTTTCCAGTCGGCTGTTCTTGTTCGGCTTGTCCGAAGTGTTCGAGCGCCCCGCTGGCACCTTGCCAATCGACCTGTAAACCTCTTCTGCCGCGGTCAGCAACGCCTGCGCCCGTGGAACACCTTGGGCAATGGCTTCATTGCTGCGCATGACAGTCAGCATTTCCAGATTGCGATCAGAAACAAGGTCGGGGTAGTCCGTTTGCACCTTGGTAACAGCCTGGTCAAAGACCAACTTTTCCTGGACAGCAAAGGCCAGTTCATCGACCGACATCTGCGGCGATTGCGGGGTAGGCTGGTCACCGCCCCGAGTTTTCGCCATCAGTTTCGTCAATGCTTCCGTTGCTGCTTCTTCATCCCCGCTGTAAATGGCAGACAGGGTTTCTTTCACCTCGTCGCGCACGTCTTTGGACGGCTCGGCGAGTTGTGAAACTTGGGTTTGCGCGGCCAGTTGGGCGGCGCGCTGTTCGGCTTCGCGCAACAGTTGGGCGGCTTCTTCCAGCCGGCGATCTGCTGCGGAGTTCTTCTGATACGAACGGATAAGTTCGTCTTCAGTAATGGATCGTTCTTCGCCATCGACCTTGACCCGAACCACTTTGGCCTCGGGTGCGGCGGGCGTCACAACTTCTTCAGGCTTGTCCTCGACCACTGGCACATCATCTGGATCATCCGCCACCAGCTTGACGCCGGTATCCTCTTCCATGCGACGCAGGTTCGCCAGTTCAATCTGCTCCATCGCAATTTCACGATTCGACTTGATTGCGGCTACGGATTCCGGCGACACGTCCTCATTTTGGATAGCATCGTCATTGGCCTGAACGGTCATGTTTTAAAGCTCCTTGTTGATTGCGGCTTCGGCTGCGTTATGGCCGGCCTGGATGGCATCGGCGAGCCAGTATTGAACTGACTCAGCGACTTGGATGATGTGCTGTTGTGCCCTGATTCCCTTGGGGTTTTCCGGATCGATCCGCTTCAATTCCTCAACTGCCGATTCGATTTCCTCGTCGGCGCGTTTAATCAGGAATTGCCCAATTGGACCCTGCAAAAACGCCTCAACCTGAAAGCTCAGATCGATGCTTTGCTGAATTTCGCGGACTTCCTGTGTTTGTTCGTTCGTCATAGTGGCGAACACTACTGCTACCCCTCCTAATATGAGGATTCAATCATTCAAGATTGCGCAGCTTGTAGAGCGTGCCAAGATAGAGCGCGGCGATTTCATCGATGATGTTTAGCAACGGGCCATGCGCCGGCTTCTCGAACGCGCTGCGGGCGCTGACGATTTCTGTCAGGAAAGACTCCAGCACTGCATCAATCTTTCCCTTGGCTGGCGTGCCATAAGGAATGTTGGTCAATGGTGTGTACATCCCGGCATAGGCTTCGGCGAAACGGTCAGCCAAAGGAATGATGGCTTCGTAGAAATCGCCGAGCGCCACATGACTTGCGTAACTTCCCGGCCCGGTTGCCGCCAGATGGGCGCGGTGCGCCTGTTCGCGGGACATGAACATGATCGAGACTAGGTTAGCGGCTTCTTTCATTGCAACTCCGATTCGATGCCTTGGTTCAATCCGCTGGCAGCACTATCTGCTCTGGCAGGAAACATCGGCGAGGTATTGCCGCTTTCCGGCACATCAGCCGGATACGGCATATCGACCACCGGGAAGTTCGGATCAACGCCGACCGGATTAGGCATTTGATACCCTGCTGCCTGCATCAGCTTGTCAGCAATCGGCGCCACCTGTGGAACGCTTGCCACCACTTCAGCGGCTTGCATGGCGGAATAGCTTGCCTCTACGCCCTTGGCGACCTTCTCGGCATCGATCTTGGCGGTGCGCGCCTCGATTTCCTTGACCTGTGCGGCCAGAAGTTCGGGCGGGAACTTGGCAGCAAGTGCCTGTTGCGCCTCTTGCAGTTGCGTTTGCAGCGAAACTAGTTGCGGGTCTTGCGACTTTTCCTGATTGAAGAAGCGCCCACCATCCTTATGCCCTAAAGCGCCAAAGACTTCCTTGATAACTTCGGTCGGGTCAATGCCGTACTTCTCCAACACCCCATCAGATAGAGCGTTCTTGACACCGTTGATGCCCGTCAGCAGGTTGTTGATCTTCTGCGTTGGGCTGGTCGCATTCATGCCGACATTGACCGATAGCGTTAGATCGGCCATCAGCAATTCATCCGTCACCTGGTCAAATCCGAACTTCTGGAACAACGGCGCCTTGTCAGCCGCCAGCGCAAGAATGGTTTCGTCAGTTTCGTAATGCTGTTCCAGCTTGACCAGTTGATTCAACACTGGCTCAACCCACGTTTCGATGAATGTCTTGAGGCTATACGACTGAACCTTGTTGGCATCTCCAGCGAGAATTTCCATCCCGCCAACGGTTTCATTCAGCTTACGATTGGCCTGAACGGATGACTGGCTCATGTTTCCGGTAATCTCGTCAAAGTCCATGTTCAGCCGGTCCTGCTCGTTGTAGCTCGAACTGGTCACATCCGGCGTATCAATGACCTTCACATCTGCATTGATGTCATTCATCAATGTAACCGCAGACGGTACGTTACGGGTCAGCGAGCGCAGATCAACCTGGCGATTGCGGGCGACGAAATACCGCTTGTTCATCGCAAACTTGACGTTATCAATGCGCTGATTGGCGATTTCGTTGATTTCTGCGGCGGTATCCCGAGCAAGGCGTACCGGACCACTCGGCCAGTTCTTATGCGTTTCGATTACACACTTGCCAATGACGAACGGGCGCTTGCCGTGGGCGTACTGCGTAATCAACGGCTCCGGCTCGGACAGCATGAACTCGGCGCCGAGCGTGTAGTACAGCACATCACTACCAGATTCGTCGTCGGCCATGATGTTCATATGCACCCATACAATCGTGAAATCATTGATGGATGTCACTTGATCGGTGCTGCTTGAACGGTTGTCCTCACGAAGCAATCGGGTCGAGTCGTATTGCTTGGCCGAACTCTTCAGTTGCGAATCACTCAGCGCCAGCCAGTTGCCGGAAACCATCTTCGCCTTTACGTCCTTGACGTACATCGGAATCAGGCGAATCAGGTAAGGCGACGTGCCAACCGGATCGGTCCAGTCAGCCGCAGGATCGAAGCGTAGGTTTTCAATCGGCAACAGGGTAATTCGCGGCTCGTCAATGCGGCGGATCGGGTCATACACCCATTCCTGATGACTGATGACCGTACCCTGCACCATCGCGTCCTGATAGGCGCCAATGGCGATCTGGAACCACGGAATCGACTTGGTGAGGCGGTACTGAAGCAACTCCTGCATGATTTCAGCACTGACCTGCTGCGCTTCGTCAGTCTCGCGCTGCGGGGTAATGCTTACCGTGTCAGAGGTAGAGAAAAACGCCTCGGCAGCAGTTGCTTCATTGGAGCGCACCATCGCTCGCGTCTTCGGGCGATAGAACTTGCTACGCGCCCTGTAGGCGTCTGAAAGATACTTGGAATCAGGGTTGTGCCGGCTCTGGAACTGGCGAATATCGCGCTCAAGCTGCGGCCTGATATTGGCATTGAAGTAGTCAGTGCTGCCACGAAACGCGTCTCGCGCCAATTGCAGCGCCTTGGCCTTGTCGATCATTTGCTTACATCCCCAATCACGCGCCCCTTGATGTCAGTCGGCATTGAGGCAATCGCATCGTCATTGACCCGTCCGCGCATCTGTTTGAATCGCTCTAGGATTTCACCAGCGCCACGCACCGCCCTTGCCAGCAGGTCGGATGCCGAATAAGACTTGTCCAGCTTGAGCAGATAACCATACTCAGCAGACAGCATGAAGTTATGAATCGTCGCCACGCCCTGCTCGCCACGCACACGCACCGCCCACAAATGGCCTGGATACTTCTCGTTGAGCTTTTCGCCGATCATCTTCGACATGGAAAAATCAAGCGCGTCGCTGGCGTTGTGTTGTTCGTCGGCGACGATGATGTTTGAATCGGCTGTCAGCATTCTGGCTCTGTCTCGGTCTGGATCAGGTTGGTTTTTTGGTCATCGGACAAGCACATCCATTCTTCGCGGGCGTAATACTGACGAATGCACTCCGGTAACTGGTAATACGGGTCAGGCTCATGCCTGTTCATACTCTGAAGTAAATTTTCGACCATTTGAAAACTCGTAAGCCCAATCGTTAGGGCGCAAAGGCTCGCCCGTGGAAGCCTGGGCAATGGCAACCTCTTCGCTGAACAGGCGCTCGCTGAAGCTGCAATTCGGCGTATTGATCGGGGTGTTTTCGTCAGCCACGTATCGTCCTCTCGTAAGCCTCAAACATTCGTTGCTGCTTATTGCCTTGGCGCTCTGCTATGACACATGCCTTTTCCATCAACTCGTCAGTCCATTCAACAACATCAAGGAACGGCGCCCACTCCTTGTCGATTTGCACGTCATAAGCATTGGCTTTGCGCTGGTATCCTTCCCAATGCGTTTCAATTTTCATCAGGTCAGCTACCGTCTGCATATACCTCTGGCTCCAATGTGCGCTGGTCGATGATGATCGGTGGAACTGGATCAATGTCATAAATCCGGCTAACGGCATCAATCAAGTCGTCATGCGCACAGAAAGGAAACGTCAAAAACTCTTCAAGGAAATTCTTGTTGAGAGAATAAACGCGCCCCTCTTCATCCTTGCGATGCACTGGCGTGAAGATACGGAACGCTTGGCCGTCTGCCCTGACCTTCGCCTGATTGGTTGTCTCGCCCTTGGTAATGGCCGGCAGGAAGAATCTTCCGTTGCGGAATGCCGGCTCCAGTCGTTGCACACGGTCTGTCTTGCTGCCTGGACCTTCACGCGGCCAAGCTAGTTCAACAATGTCGAACACGTCCTTGTCGCGCTGCATTTCCATGTCGAAGTATTCAAGGTCTGAAGTGCTTCCGTATCTTTCATAGCCGACCTTGACCGCCTGAACGCCGGGCATTGTCATCCAGTATTTGCGCATTGCCTTGATAGTCGTGTATCGCTCACGCAAGCCCATCTTGTGATGGTAGCCATCGACCAACCAGAAATTACCCGAGGCATCCATCGCTACCGCAGGGATGGCGGTCTTGTCGCTGCCCTTCTTCTTGGAACTGGCCGGGTCGCACAAGATGTAGATGTTCAGCGTCGCAGGGCGCACATCCTGGAAGCGCAACCAGTCCTTGCTGAAGATAGCCGCCGTGCCGGCTGCTGGATTCTGTAGCATCTGCGCCGCGAGAACTGCCGTGGTCTGCTTCTTCAGCTTGTCGGCCCATACTTCATCGCTAAGAAACACAGGCTTTCCATCGCGCAATCCATTATCGGTTGCGGCATAGATACGCGGAATGACAGCGCCCATGTCCATCATGGTCTGATAACTGTCGGCAAAGGAATATCGCGTGCCGATATGCCAAGACCTTGCGAGTCCGCCGCCTTCTGGCCGGGCACCAAGGTTATCCGATAGTGACCATGCTTCCGTGGTCTTTTGGACCATTTCCGGACTGGTTACAGACTCCAGCGTAACCACGTCATCATAGACGCGCAGCAGGAAATGGCGCCCGGTCGGCTGACCATCGACCAATCCATGTCCTTCTACCGTAGATTCCTTCGGATTGCTCTTGCGCTTGACGACAATCCCGGCGTCTTCCGACCATCGGGGAGATTCTTTCTTTGGGTCGGCGTACAGAATGTCAGGATAAATCGCCTTCAGATGTTCGTTCGATTCAAGCTCGTACTTGATCTGTCGCAGGAATGCGCGGGCGGTCGGCTTGTTGAACGAGAATATCCCGATGGTTATCTCGGGATTCTTCAGAACCTCCTGGATGATCCCGCAGAAGGTAATAATTGTTGATTTGTAATGCTCGCGTGCCCACAAATCCAAGTAGCCATCAGGGGATTCCTCAACCTCTCTGCACCTTGCGTAAAGCCAATCATCCCAAACGTCACCCCGCTTAAGCAGGGTCGTAAGGAGATAGAACCTGTCATTACGACCAAGCCACGCGGCGCCCTTGTCGCCATGAACCGCAATGATGCGAACCCACCAGTCATGCGCCTCTTCTTTGGTCGGTTCAGACCGAATAAACCCGGCAAGCTCTTCGCTTAGGTCAATCACTCTTTCGCTTCTGCTCGCTTCTTGGCAATCTTTGCCTCTAGCGCAGCGATTGATTCCTGGCTAGCAGTCGTCACAGTGGATTCAACGGTGGCATTAACCGTCTGGTCGATTTCCTGCTTATCGCGCCAAATCGCCTTTTGCCGATTCTTCAGCCAAAAGATTGCCGCGCCGGTATCCGGAGGATAGTGTTCTTCGTAATCAACGATAAGTGGCGTGCCGCCGTCATTGAAAATCTTTACCGCTTTATGGGTGTATCCGGTAGCTCGTTTGAACAATCTGTCAGCCACAAAAGCATCAGCAGCATCCTTTCCTTTGTTTATGGACTCTAAAAAACCTGGTTGCGAAACCTTCCAGACGTTGATTGTTTGCTCACAAACACCCCATATTCTTGCAAGGTCTTTGTCAGTCATCCCAAGCAAAGCCATTTGATAGCCCTGTTCGATATACTCTTTCTTGAACAATGACGGGCGACCTGCTTTTTTCTTTTCAGTGTTATCCGCCATCATTAATCCTCCAATACCCGATGAACAAATCCGATTCCTATTTCTACCTCTTGCGCCCTTGGCATCATCCACTCGGGATAAATGGCTGTTGGCGCTGAGACGTGCCGGTATATCCAGCACGTCCTAGTCCTGAACTTGTTACTCACCCAATTCCATTCACGTTTTTCCACTTCTGCCATTTTCAGCAATGCCCTTGCAACTTTTCTCCAAGGGAAGCCCATTTCACACGCTATTTCTCTTGATGTTGCCCAACTTGGTCCGCGTTCGATCATGTGACAAAGAATGACCGACTGAATGTCTGCGTCTTCTTCCTGTCGGTCATAGTGCGATGGGCGGTCTAAAGTACAGTCGTTGCGGATTATTTTTTGTTGTGGCATCGGATGGTTCTTTCAAAGTCCATCAAGTCAAACAGATGTATTCATTTGTTCTATTGGCCCGTATGGACTTGGCCGATACCTGATTTCAGCAACCAATCCAATTCGATCAAAATAGGCGTTCAGTTTCTTAATCGAAAACATGGAATTGCTATTTAATCGCGGGAATTTAATCCGAAGATGCTTTGCCTGTTCACGCTCTTCAATCAGCCTTTTTGCCGCATCAATGTCAGGCGGAGACTGCCCCATAATGTCTGGGCGCAACCGATTGAAATTAAGATGCGGAAGTGGATATGCCCACTCTGCAATTGCGCCTGGTATCTGATCGGCACGAACCTTTGTTTCATTCGGCCCAAGCCAGAAAATTACTGTTCGGTTCATTAGCTCGCCCATTTACTGAATCGTGATTGCTTCTTCTTCGTTCAGTTCCTCGCCGGCAATCTCGTCCGACTCGGCCAGTGTTTCGACTATCGCCAGCGCAAATGCCAGCGGATAACCTTCGAGCAGATTCTTTTCGAGTGCTACGGCGCAGACCTCATACATGGCTGCAACTTCGTCGTCATTCAGCAGAAGCTTGGTTAGCTGTTCGATTTGCATTCGATATTCCTTTGCAGTGAATCATGCTCAAAGACGGGCAGAGCGTGCGATATGCCAACAATCAATAGCCCCATAGATTTCAGGTATTCGCTATCCGTTGTCCGTTGGCATCCTTCGCACTTGCGGTCGATTGCACGGCGGTCGTATCGGCAGAGTCTGGTTATGTCGTATTGCTGGCAACCGTAGGTCATGCAAAATCTCTGCACTTAATCTTTGTAATGATCCGATGACCATTGCGCGTTTTAAGCTCAGTCTTCGGTCGCGCAACTATTCCCTCAGCCTGAAATTCTCCCCACGTTGAAATAATCCCTGTTTTTGCTGCGGAAATTGCATCGTGTAGCGTCCCCTCGCCGATGATCGGAACAACATCAATACCTAGCTTCTGCGCCACATCCTCAACGTCTGCGCGTTGCAACCACCAATCTCCAACTTTCACATCAAAAAGCACGAAATCTTGGTCAGGTCGATAATTGCCTCCGACCTTCTGAATTTTCGCTCCATATCCTTCACCATATAGGCAGGCATCACATCCAAATACTTCCTGCATCTTTGTCGCCAGCGGCAAGAACCGCTCATTCAGTCGCGTAACCAGTTGCGCCGGAATCTGCGCCGAGTCAGTCTTGCCGCCAAAAGTCACAACGCCATCATTAAGCATCACGCGAATATTTGTTCCATCCACCTTCTCTGTGAAAACCCACGTATTCATTGCTAGAAACTCGAACTCAGGCAAAGTCCATTGACCTTCCAATAGCGTCTTTCCATTTCGTTCCATATCTCGCTTAAACAGCGTTTGAATCTTGTGATATTCATTCATTTCAATCTCCTATGGTGCGTAATACTTTGAAAACAGCTCTTGCTTGAGCGCGTAGCCCATCAGCGGCCAAATCTTCTGCACGGCATTCTGGCGGGCTATCTTGCGGCCTAGTTCGGCGTCGAAGTTATCCGGAGATGCGCAGGCGCTCTCACCTGTGACGGTGAAGCCGTTCTTCATGACGATGACACAGAATGTCAAAAGACCAAGCGGGCTTCTGTGGTCGTGAATTTCTGCAATGGAAACGCCGTCAATTTCATCATCGTCATCAGAACGCTTCCACGCTTCGCCAATGGCTCCTTCGCGTGCCGTGAAGTAGTGTTCGCTGGCGATGTTAGCCTCAATGTCTGCATGAGTTACACGCGGAGCCGTAAGACCCTTTGCCTGGATTTCCTTCTCAATTGTTTCGTCGTTCATTTGCTTCTCCTTTGTTAAAAAATCAAAATCCGGTTGCGTAAAACCTTGCAATCTTTGCGTACCTATCGCGGCATGGTGCGCATGTTTCATCAACTAGGCGAATTGACCATTCACCGCAAGATGAACACTCGCCAGCCGTACCTTTCGGAATCTCAGCAGCTTTCCGCATGGCTTCTTTTACGTGGTCATCAACGACTGATTCGATAAAGTAATCAGCGCGGTCTATTGGATCGTTTGGAATGTCTCGGTCAATTTCCATTGCTGGCCTCGTTTTGTTTTGCGCGTCCGATTTCGGCAGCGGATCGAACTATGGCGCGACGGGTTGCTGCGCAAGAATCGTCACCATAAACCTCTATAACTTCTGTTTGGTTTGCTTCACGCATCATGTCAGTACGGCGTCGTTGCTTGGCAATGACTGAGTGACGCTCAGTTTCGTTGTATATTGGATAAGGCAATGTGCTGATACCAAGCTTCACAGCCAGCCGCAGCGCATCGCCGTCGTCGGTAAGCGGGTTCCAGTTTCCTGGTATTCCATCGACTACGATGTACCCGCCAAATTTTGCATATTCATAACCAGCCGCATTGGCAGCAAGACGCAATAGTTCGCGGTCGGCTTCATCGCCTGGGGAAATGTCGCGGTCAATTTCCATTTTTCTATCCACGCTCATGAGGCGACGACGGCAAATGCATCCAATGAGTCGGATTACAGATCCGACCGCCAGCATTCCATCTTCCTTTTCCTCTTTCCGTATATCCATACACTCCGATTTGGCAAAATGATCCGTTCCAAATCAATAAATATGGACTGTGATTCATGAACCACTTTTCTTTATCAAACGGTTTAACTGGTGCGGTTTCAATCGGTTGCCATTCCATTCTTCATCTCCTTTAGTTTCGCCACGTAATGCGCTTTGATGGCCTTCAGTTCGGCTATCGTGTATTTCTTTGGTGTCTGGTCAGCCTCTAGTGATTCAACGGCTTCTAGTCCGATTCTGGCGATTAGTCCGACGCGATAATCAACGGCATTTCCAGACAAATATCGATTCTCGCGCTTGGCCTGGGCGTGGCAGTTGCGCTCGTCAAAGCGAAGATGAGGTGCACTTCCCCTGCTGCGATAATGACCGGCATCTACGTTGTTACCTGACCAGTCCAACGGCTGACCGCTCGATATGCACGGATGGCCTGCCAGTTGATCCCGAAGTCTTATAAATTGGTTGAATGCTGTTTGCGCCTCTCGCATCCATTCACTTTTCGTCTTCAGCTTCAGGCGTAATATCTTCGTGCTGGCTATCTCTGCAATCCGCTCGGCTTTCTCGCGCTTGGCCTTGGAGCGTTCGGCAAAGAAAACACCAAGCGCAACCTTGCACTCGAATGAGCAAGTGTTTTGACCGCAATATGTTGGTTTGAACATTTGCTTGCAGTGACGGCATTTGCGCGGTTTCTTCGGGATTGCCATTACGCGGCCTGCCATAATGATTTTTGGCCACATAGATGCTCTAACGTATCAATGCGAGGTCTGCTTTTAACATTCCAATTTCCGCCGCCACGCAATCCAATTAGTATCCATCCTGCCCCCCTAAGACTTGCTCCGCCTTCTTCTGGAAGCGTATAGGTAATGAGTCGTGAATATCCAAGCGCCTTTGCAGCCCTCCATGCAGATGAATAAAGCATGGAACACGCATTTCTAGTTCCGTCAGTGCAACAACGATTAACTTCAAGCGTAAATCCATCATCAAGATGACGAGATACAGGACGCCCAACTATTGCAACTCCACGAACGGTTTCATCAGAAACCGCAATCGAAAATTTATGGCCTACAACTGGCCTGTGATGCCTGTGATGAGTTGAAACAAATGCGTTTGCCTCAGAAAGTTCAATTGGCGTAATTTTCACGATGCAATCCTTTCAGCACTATCTGGAAACTCAAGCCGAACATTCTTGCGCAAGAAATCAGCCTGCATCGATTCCAGATACTTTGATAATTGAACCTTCGTCATCAGCGATGTGACTGGAAGCATCCGCATGGCAATCAGCTTTTTCTCGTAAGTCATTCCCTTGATCGTGGCGTCGTATGCCTCGCGGAAATATTCGTCTTCAGCGCGAAGAATCGGAACGCCATGATGCAATTTGCAATAGGATTTCCACCCGAGCACGTCGTCTTCGCGTAACTCTCTGGCCAACTGTTCGTACCAGGCGTGGCTGATTGAATTCTGGTCAATGCTTCTTGCCTTTCCCGTTTTCGTGGTCGCTTTTATGTACCGATGCTGAAGGTACATTTCACGTACTTCGCCGATGAACGATTGGAGAGAGGTGTCGCTATTGATTACGTGCGTAGTCATGCTGCAATTTCCATCTGAGCAGGAGAACCCCACTGACTCGCCATAGCATCCGCAATGCCTTGGAATGTCTTGCTGCGCTCTTTCCATCTGTCAGGCGATGGCGGCATCCGGTGAATGCGCGCTTCGCGGCCTTCGACAATGTTTGTAGGCTGAAGCAGCGGCAAGCCTTTAAGCCATAGACACGTGGCCTTTGTTTCGCCGTGGCCATACTGCCAAGGATGGATTATTTGATCGGGCTTCAGGTACAGACTCGACATGATGCAGACCGGGTTTTCTATTGCGACCATCGGAATATGCGCAGACTGGCGAATCAGCCGCATGAAGAACGACACAGCGGCCTGCTGTCTGCCGTCCAATTTCTTCTCTGCAAAATGGCGCGAACCGCTTACGCTCAGGTGCGTACAAGGTGGATGCCCGATCATCAATTCCCACGGATAGTCGATTACGTCGAACACGTCGCCTTGATAGTGCGGTCCAGGCGAATCGGTCGGCAGCAGGTCGCAACTCATTGCGTCATGCCCGGAGCGAATGAAAGCATCGCGGACAATTCCGGATGATTCGCAAGCAACAAGCACTCTCACTTCGCCACCTTTCCGCTATCCACATCAATCTCGAAAATGTAGTGGCCTCCACGACGTGATTGAACCCACACTAAACTCCAAAGCATCGTGTTTTCTCGCATGGCATTGATTAGCGTTTCATTACCAGACCATCCTGCGGTTGAAACATGGAAACGATGGACCATTTCGCCTTCTTTCCAATCGTGTGGCTCGTCCGCTTCACTCCATCCCCATTCGCGCAGATGCCATATAGATTCAATGAATTTCATCCATCCAGATTTATCTGACCAATGCCAAGCCTTAATTCGTTCGCATGCTAGTTCAGTTGGGTATCCATCATCGTCAAGATCATCGCCGTCTTGATCCATTAGAGCTTTCCACTTGGCGCGATTTTCTTGATCCGCTTTTCTTGCTTCTTCTCTAAAATCCCTATGATTCATTTGGAAACCTTCCCACTATCCACATTGGCCCGCTGTGCCTTGCGGGTTTCGATCTCGCGGCGCCAGGCTTCCCGGCAATCAACTATCAATCGCTCGGCGGCATCGTTTCCGCGATTGGCCTTGACCAGATCAAAGTACGGAGTCGGGTCGCCTTTTGGAAAGAACCGAAAAATCACATCGCGCACTTCATACTTGTGCAGATCAACCGCAGCGGCTTGCTCTGGATTGGCGATACCGGAATCAGCCATAATCGCGGCGCGTTCTTCGCGGGCTTCTTCGTGGCTGGTGAATAGGTCGTTCGGCGTCAAAACGGCACCCCATCACAGTTTTCACGGTGTCCAAATCGCGCACCACACGCATAGCACTTTGCCGGTATCCAGCGCCTCCACAGCCAGTAGCGCAACCATCCAATCGTCCTGTTGTGTCGCGTATCTCCAACCATGTCGCTATAAGGAACGTTCATTCCGCAGCGCATGCACTCCAGTTCATCCGGAGGCGCAGTGTCTTGCGTGTGCGGAGCGCATCCAAACCACCAACATATCTGCCGAACAACAAAACGCTTAACTGCGGACATATCGGAAACGTGTCTTCGTTCAATAGGTTCAGTTCTCATGCTTTGCACCACTGCACTCCATCCCACTTTTTCAGCAGCTTTCCAGCCGGAGTAATCACTTCGTTCGCAACGTGCTTGTCGAATATCTCGGCAAGCTGACGAAACCTTGACGGGTTTTTGTGCGCATCAAACAAGTAATCCGCAACAATCTGCGACTTCGGACGGCGCCAGCAGTGCATTGGATCAACGTGATTGGTTACGGCCTTGGTAGCCTTCTCAGCCATCCGACGATTGCGCTCGATGTCTTCAGCGGTCGGCTTGTATTCAATCGCGGGAACATCTTTTTTCGGCGCAAGATTGGCAATGGCCTGAAACTCCAACACGTTCGGGCAGTGCGTTGTTGGCAGGTTTTTCAGCGCGTAGCCGATGGCTTCCGGGTTTTCGCAGAATCCGCCCAAACGATTCGCCATCGATTCCTTGAAGTTGGCAATGCCAACGTCTGTTCCGCCTTCGATCTTGGAATACTTGCCAGTGAATTGCTGGCCGTAGATGCCCTGCAATTCGAGGACGATTTTATTCACCCACTTGTCAGGTAGTCTCACGAAATCACCTCGCCGGAAATGAGTTTTTCAGAGAAAGCGAACTCGGCTGGATTGCCGAATATGGCGCGGGTCGTCGCTTCCTGGTTGAGTTGGTGCTGAGTTTTTGCTGGCGATCTTTGGCTATTTCCTGACCGTCCAAACTCAACAGCTTTGTCGCACCATGTTCGCCATGCCGCTTGCCAGTCCTTCATGGTCGAACCTCTTGCCGCGTGCCAGTTGCGGAACGATTCAAGCTCTACGGCAAATGAAATTCGTTTCGAATCGGCGTAGGTAACGCCTGTTTCGTCAGGGTAGAAGTCGTCAGATAAAACTGTTGAAACCTTGCGCGGCTTCTTTTCTTTTTCCTGTTTCTGACCCTGATCCTGTTCCTGATCCTGTTCCTGGCTTGGCAGGGGCTTGGAAGGGGCTTGCATTTCTTCGCTAGAAACAAGGCAAAATGCAACGCCATAAACAGCCAGAAACGCTTGCCTGATGCGGCCTTCAGGCATCTTTGCGACCTCTTTGCGGAGACCTGAAACGCGGTTATCGCTAGGCTTCAACTCTTCAGCGATCTGGTAAGCCGCCATTCGAATGACGAATACCACCTCGGAAGCCTCTTCATAGATACAAAACCCGGCTTCGGAGAGGCTTGCAAGGGCCTTCGTAGCCCATTCAATAGTCATTCCGGTTTCATGCGCCATGTACAGAATCGGGCAGTGAAAAACGCCGGTCATTGAAGAGTGCGGAGATGTCATCAGGTACAAAGCGAGAACCTGCGCCTCATGATTACCGCGCAATTTCTTGCCTGTTTCACCGATCCAGAACTTTGGAGATACAACTCCGTAATCGCGCATTTTTACCCTTGCTTTCTGTCAAGCCGAGCAAAAACAGCAGCCAGTTGCGCGGCCTTCAAATACTCAATGTCGTCGTCGTCGCCGTTGATTTCCCGGTTGCCATTGCCATCGATAAGCAGGCACGACTCAAGCAAATCAAGCAGGTCTGATACAGCACCGTACTTAGTTGCGGCTTCTCTAAGATGGTCAATAAATCTTGCTTTTTCTTCGTTCATGCTAGAATTGCTCCAGTAGTTTTGACGGCAGCCGAGGTGTTAGCGCACCAATGACGCTGCCGTTTGCTTGTCTTCACTCGCAGCAGCAGACTTCTCTGTTTTTTTGGTGTGGCACGCAGCACAGCGGTATCCATCAGCTTTCATTCCACGCGCCTTGCGATCTACGATGGATTTGTACTGGTGACACTCACGGCACTGGAACGTGATGTATGGAACGCCGCACATCTTTTCGTGATTGTCTGTAGCGTCGCGGAACTGCTCGACGTGTCCAGGTTCGGCTGAGTAGCTCATAGACCATCTTCCATAAACACAAGCCCAAGAAACACCCGCGCACCGATGCAAAGCATTAGATCGCCGGCATAGATGACGACTAATTGCAGGATGGTGATTGACTCAGTCATGACTTTCCGCCCTTGAATTCTTCGCATACGAACGTCGGCGCCACATATTCGCCAAGCAAATTGCAGCGCAGTTTCGGATAGGCCACGCTCGGGCTATGGAATCCGCAGTCTTTGCAGGTGCAGCGTTTGAAGCCCATCGCTTTCATCATGGAATCAACGGTCGGGTTCATGGCTGGCACTCTTCAAGAAGGAACCGGCGGGCATCATCGATCATCTTGTCAGTCGGCTTGCGAACGCGTAGAACACGGGCTTTCTCGCACTCGAATGACATGCCTGGAAAATTGCAGTCCGGGTCAGCAACAACGATTCCTAGCGGAGCAACTTCATAAACCACGCCACCGGGCCAGCCAGCAGCAAACATCAAAGCTACTGTCTGGTTGGTAGTCACATATACGCGGTCGCGCATATGAACGCTGGCGGCTCCATATTCAGAGCACGAAGGCGCCTTGGTGATACTCGGAGGAAGAATGAACTCGCCGCGCTTACGGCCAGCCTTGCCGCCGTGATAGTAGATGTCGGTCATTCTTCATCCCTCGGCACATAGCGGAACAGGCGCGGGCAGAACCAAATGCAGAATCCATAGCTGATGCCAAGCCAGATCAGCGCGGCGATAATCAGGGTTAGCAAGTTCATTTCCGGCCCCCTTCCGATGTGGTCGGATTGATACCGGCAACCCGACAAACGATAGTGGCCTCATAGAGCTTCGCCTTAGCCCAGTTCTCTAGGAGGTCATTGATGAAAGCTGTCCGACACTTGCCAGTTGCAGAGCAATACCCGTCGAGAACGTCGATGGTTTCCTTCTTTGCCTCAAAGCGGATTTCTGGCATGTCACGCCACCCGCTGAATAGGATTGAATTTATGAACAATCGCTTTAATTCTTATTCTTGTGGCAATAGCTTCATCTTTGGTGCAACACCTAATCCTTGTGTAAATGCCATTCTTTTTTACAGAGGCAACCCACTTTTTCTGACTCTTGTCGAAATGCACGCCAATAAAACCGGATGTGTTTTTTTTGCTTATCCCAATGTTTTCCATGTTTTGAGACGGATTGCACTCTCTAAGATTGGCGATACGGTTATCCGTGCCGATGCCGTTTATATGGTCTATCTGTTCGTCAGGGAACTTTCCATATACATAGAGCCACGCAAGCTGATGTGCCACATAGCACCGTCCGTTTATTGTTATGTGCGCATACTCAACACCAGCTTGGTTTTTTCTACGGTGTCCGCTCAATTCTCCAGCCCTTGCCTTTTTCCCTCTGTTCACGCGATTAATGAACAATCCTGTCATTGGGTCGTAAGACACGAGTTCAATAAGAGACTCATAAGAAATACGTTCCATCAATTCACCGAAAAAAGAAGCCCCGGATGCCGAAGCATCTACGTGGCGAAACCCGGCATTTAGTCCGGGGGAGGGAGACACGGTTAGCATCAGGCCGATTCCTTGGTCTTGACCGACTCTGGATCAACCACGTCGGGCCTGATTTGCGCGAAGAACTTCAGCCAGTGCCACGGAACACCGTTTTCAGAGGTGCGCCATTGCGACACTGCGCCGGTTGTGACTCCGGTCATCTCGGCAACAGCAGAGGTGCCACCAAGCGAGTCGATAATTTTGTTTGCATCCATGTCGTTATCTTAGCGAACTAAGACCATGTGCGCAAGCCAACTAAGAAACTTTTTCTTTAGTATGCTCAATATGAGCACGCTTCAGGAACGGATCACTCTCGCCTATAAGAACGAGAACGAGCGCAGGCTGAATAAAGGAGAGAGGAAGCTAACGAAAACAGCTTTGTGGAAAGCTGCCGGACTGTCTTCGTCTTCGGCATCGCATTGGTTTTCAGGAACTAACGGCATGGACTTTGATGTTGCCGTCAAGATTGCGCCGCTGCTGAACGTCAATCCTTATTGGCTGTTTGACGAATCTCAGCCAATGACGAAGCGCGGCCCTGATTTGGCGCCTGTAAAGATATTCCCAACTCATCTCAGCGATGTTTCGCTAAGAGTCGCCGAGCTGGTTAATAAGATGCCAGCAGAAGATCAGGAAAAGTTCGAGTTTTACCTGACGGTAGAAAAGCACCGCCGTGAAATCAGTGCAACGCCGAACGATCCAATCGGTTCTCCACCTGGTTCGATGCCGGATCACGACGCCCCTTAATTTCGATAGGCGCGCCGCCTGGGTTGCTAATGATGGCAGTACATGGGCGCCCGTGAAGCAATGCAAGGCGATCCAGCTTTCCCTGAATCGAGTCGATGAGTTCTTCTATGCTGTTCATGATTGTTTTAAACGCTGTTTGATGCCCATTGTGCGCCTGACAACAGGCTGACGCAACACTGACTTACGTCATAGGAGATTGCGCTTCACCGCCAGTCCGTATCGTCTTTGTTGCTCTTCCCTAGATTGCAATCCTCGCAAAGAACCTGAAGATTGTTTATGTCTAGTTGCAACCAAGGGAATTTTGAGCGCGGCTTGATGTGATCGACGTGGAGACGGACGCCATCTGTTCTTGTGGCACCGCAGCACTGGCAAGCCGCGCCATGCTTTACTAGGGCTTTATAGCGTACTTCTCGCCATTCTCTAGAAAGATAGAAGGAGTCATTTGAAACACGCGTTTTCGGCTTTTTGTCGATAACAACGGGCGACTTCTGAGCGAAGATTTTTATTTCTGAATCGGCGTCGGCCCTAGTGATTGCGCCAGCCTTGACGAGCTTGTTAAGCCGGTTGCGTTCCTTGCGCTCAAGTCTATCTTGGATGTTCTGCGAATTTCTGCTGTCTGCAATCGCCATTAGTTGCTGCAACTTTTGCTCGGTGATTTTTACGTCCGCGAATTTTTCGACCCATCCTTTTTTCAATGGCCACTTAAGCCCAATCAGATCGGATTCGCGCCTTGTAAGAGCATTTGACTTAGAGAATCTGCTTACAAGATACTCTCTTACAGTAATCATCTAGCAACCCCTTAAGCATATACCCGGATCGGTTCGCAAGACTCCAGCTTTTGTACTAGAGCCTTCACATCACACCCGTCTCGGACATGCAATGACCCGTCAGCCTTTCGGGTGATCGTGCTAACTTCGCTGCGATCTGCTCTAGTGCGACCCTTGTACCCTGGTAGAGCATTCCGATATTGCCGCCAGTGTTCGTATCCCCCAGCAATACCGCACTACTCGTCATTGCCGCAACGAACTTGCCCGCCGTTGCTTTGCTTGCTCCGGTTTAGCAGGAGTCCAAGCAATGACTACCGGCTAACCGCCAAATAAAAAGCCCTGATCGGCTTGTGACCGTCAGGGCTTTAGCATTTTTGCTTGGAGTCATTCGGTCAGCTTGGCGGCTATTCAGCTATCTAGGAAACTGAACGCCGATAGGGCGCAACCCTATCTCTGACCTAGATAACTCCATCGGGTGCCATCCCGACTTGACGCAAGTATAAATTATTTTCTTAGACAACTCAAAATGTATTGACGCATTGTGCTTAGTTAGCTAAGATTCAGTCATCGGAACACAACAACGAGCGGAGAACGAGATGACCGACAAGAAGACAGTAACGATTGATCTGAACGAGTTGCAAAAAGCCAAGGATCTAATCGATCTTGCAAACAGCGTACCGCTTGAAAACGTGGTGTGGCAGCGGGATGGAGTAACGGTTAATCCGCCGAAGGTTGAATTTGATGCGTGGAAGTACATCGGATTGAGCAACGTGCATTTTGCATACGACCATATGCTTACTAAGAGCCAAAAATGACCGACAAGCAACTAGCCGAACTGGAAGCCAATGAACTGGCAGAGCAGCGCGACGAGCAAGCCAAGCGCATGGAACAGGCAATGCTGGCGGTCAATGAAGTCTCGCAGCAGCACAACCGCACAGGAACCACCTACGGAGTAAGCAAGTAAATCAAGTCCCAAAGGCATCTGGCCGGAGTCAATGCAGCCCTGCAACGATGGGTAGGCAACTCAACACAGAGGGACTTGATGTATTTGCAACAAACCACCAGCCGCAGCCGGTAATGCCGGGCAGAGACTCTAGCAACACAAGTTCGACGCAGCCGCAGTGGAGTACTAAAAGTTCAAGCGATTAGTAGCAATTAACAACTGGAGGCCGACATGACCAAGCAACAAGTAGCAAAGGCAACGCCAGCTTTCTTTGGTGCTGGACATGAATATGTTTTCCAGGTTGGAGATAAGCAGGAAGTCGTTGTAGCAGGAAACCAGACCGATGCCACCGCTGCGCTGTACGCCTATCTCAAGGCACACGGCAATGACAGTAAGGTTGAGTTCGTCGAAGAACACAACGCCGAATAACGAGGGAATGACCATGAACAACGAGCCGAAATTTGGCGCAGCAATCCCGCAAGACCAGTGGATTCAGCGCACCGCAACAACCGATCCGAATCCGCGCATGCCGTTCTCTGGCATCTATTACCAGGATGAAATCAAGATGCCGTTCTTTGAGCACTTGATTGCTGGAACGGTGTTTGGATTTGCCATCGGCGCGATTCTTTTTTCTTAACCAAAGCAGCTTCTAACGAGGCTGCACAAT